GCTGGCGGTCGCCGGGTAACATGGCCGGCAGACCCGTCCGCGGACTGGTCGGCGGTTGATCGTCGACGGCCGTCGTCCCCGCTGGGGGGCGGCGGCTGTTTCTCGTTGCGAGGCCCCCGCGATCAGATTTGGCCAGACATGTCTCGGGGGCCCGCCGGGTCGCGCCCTAGCGCGACACGCGAAGCTGGACAGAAGATTTAAGCTCGGACGACGCGCTCTTCATGGCTGCACCGTGCGCCTCGGACTCGCCCCGGCATCGGGGCGAACCGTCATACGGCTCGGTGGGGTTCAGCAGGCTCGCGCAATGCGGCCTCAGCCCCATTCGTGGTCCGGAAGCGCTCCGATCGAATTGGGCGGGCCCGGCTTGGACCACCGATTCAGCGTGCACCGTCACGAAGGCGATCTCCGCCGAGCCGCCAATCGCCGGCGTGAGGCCTCCTCGCCGCATCGGCCGCCCTGGCGGACAGGGTCCGTCCTTGCGACCCGTGATCGCGAGATGGACGCGGCGGCGACCGGATCAGCCCCCTCGCAGGGCCGGCTCCCGCTCGCGAGCACGCCCTCCACACCCCGCGCGCGTCAGCCTGCAACCCGATGCGTGAAGCCAGCGAACACGCCGCAGGTCACGACGACGGCAAAATTCCGCGGCCGACAGCCCGTTCGTCCTTCAGCCCCAAGCGCTCAGTCGAGCCGGCTGGGGACCACGGCTATCCAGGACGCGGTGCTGTCCCGGCCCGCGGGACAGACGCGCTGGAGTGACCCTCGGATCCCGATCCTGGGAACCGCTGCCCGTATGGCGCAGCTCGGCAGGATCTCAGCCCCTCTGCGCCGCGGACTGCTTTTTCCGCTCTGCGTTATCCCGAAACGAGCAGTGCACGTGGGGCCTGCTGGACGACGATCACGCGGAATCTTGCCCGAGCTGCCGATCCTGGCTGCCAACATGCGAAGTACACCGTCCTCCGAACCGGGCGTTCCAGCGGGCTTTTTCGCTGCCCGCATAGCTCCGATGAGAATGGCTGAGATCACTTCGTGATGGCCCCAACCTCTCGGATCAGGATTACTCAGACAACACGGTGGAGTTCAGGGTCCGTCGAAGCCAATCCGCACGGATCTCGACTCTCAGCGGCCCGCCATCAATGGCTTGTCATCGTCCCGGGCGGAACCCTCAGAAACGACAAAGGCGGCCCGAAGGCCGCCTTTTGCAGACCACTACTCCGATCTATGAGTAATGGTGGGCGCGACAGGGATCGAACCTGTGACCCCTACCATGTCAAGTTTGTTCCCCTCCCCCAACTGCCTCTAATCATTGACGGTTGCCTCGCGTCCCCCTCCGTAAAATCGCGTCTTGTTCCGGCTGCGTTCACGGGGAACAGGCGCGGCGAACCCAAGAGCACTACCTACGCCTTCCTCCGGGCCACGAGGCTGATCGGCTCGTCGTCGTCGAGCTCCAGCGCGGCGGCGCCCCGGCTCAGGGCCTCGGGCGAGAACTTCGCGTAAATCTCGCGGGTCACCTTCGGGTTAGAGTGGCCCAGGAAGCTCGCGATCTCTTCCATCGGGACGCCCGCCTCGGCCTGCCGCACTGCCGCCGAGTGGCGCAGCATGTGAGGGTGGACGTGGGGCAGGCCCGCGTTCTTCGCGGCCGTGGCCAGCCCCTTCTTCACCGAACCGACCCGCTCGCCGTTCCATTCGATCACGAAATCGGAGCGGGCGCCCCGCTGCTGCTCTAGGAGCCGCAGGCGCAGGGTCCGAGTCAGCGGCACTACCGCCCTTCCCTTGTGCGCGACCTTGATGTCCGGATCCTCCAGGTCGATCTTGCCGCGATCAAAATGCACGCGATCCCAGGTCAGTCCCAGGATCGCTGCGGCGCGGCCAGCCGTGCCGTAGGCCACATGCACGAACAGCGCGAGATGCGGCGCCTTGCAGGCCTCGGCGAGTTGCCGGACCTGTTGCGCGGACAGGTGCTTGTCCACGTTGCGCTTCGGGAGGGTCGGGCGCTCGATCGCCGGCGCGTGGGCGATGTGCTTGTGCTTCTCGGCCCATTTCAGGACCATGCGGATGCGGCCGAGCTCGGTGACGATCGTCCCGTCCTTGATCCCATTCGGGTGCCGCTTGGTGCGCAGGCCCCGCCGCTCCGCGATGTAGGCCCGGCAGTCGGCGATCGTGATGGCCTCGGCCGCCATCTCTCCAAAACGGGGCGCCAGGGCCTTCCACTCGTGCCGCATGATCTCGACCACCGGGCGCCCCGCCTTGTCGATCCTGTAAGCCTCCCACAGCTCCGCGACCGTGGTGCCGGTCGGCCTCAGGGCTTCGGCGTAGACGGCTGGCGCACGGCTGCGAGCCTCAGCCTCGACACTGGTGCCGAGGCGGAACCGGCGGCGCTTCCCGTCCTTCCAGAACGTGAGGACGCATTCGCCTTCGGGGTAGCTGGCCGACTTGAGCCGTCCGATGTCGTAAAGCTGGCCTTGATCGCGCATTCCGCTTCCTCGACGGCAGAGAGGGGAATCCGCAAGAGCTTCCCGCCGAGGCGAAAGTGCCCGAGCTCGCCCCGGTTGACCATGTTCCTGACGTGCTGTTCCGAGCAGCCCCAGCGGGCCGCGACCTGCTTAGGGATGAGGATGTCCTCACGCACGAGCGCCCCTCCCCTGGTTACGGTGGCGGATGGCCTCGGCCCGGCGGGCGAGCGCGAGTCCCTTGAGGCGTCCGATGGGGATGGTGCGCAGCGGCGAGGGCCGGCCGCTGAGCGCGCCGATCGCGTCGTCGCGGTAGGCGTAGGCCTCGGCCTCGGTGAAGCCGGCGGCCTGCAGGTCCTCGACGGTGCAGCCCTCGGACAGGCCGTAGATCCGCTCGCGCATGGTCTCGGCCATGCGGAGGATGCGCTCGCGGCGGTCGCGAGCAGTGCGGGCGGCGTGGAGCAGGGACGGGGCGGTCATGCGTCAAACCCCTGGACGCCGTGCACCATGCGCTGGAGCGGGCTCGGTTGCGTGCCCTCTGGCGCGATCGCGATGTTGGCTTCGAGGCCGTCGATGCTGACCCGGGCCCCTTGCAGGTCCAGGCCTGGCTCCAGGCCGAGGAACTGGAACGGCGCGCCGCATGCGGTGCAACTGATCCGGATCTCGGCCATGAAGCGGCCGCTGTCTTCCAGCCGGGCGACCCTGACAGCCGCGGCGAAGTTCTCGTGCTTGCAGGCGGTCATGCTGCGGCTCCGATGTCGAGGGCGGCGATGTTGGCGCGGTGGACGGTGAAGCTGACGGCGGCGACCCACGGGTTCGCCTCCCATGCGCCGGGCCCGTTGATGTCTTCCCAGAGCATCCGGAAGGCGACGCGCGGATCGCCGAACAGGCCGTGAGGGGTCCCGGGGTCCCACATGCGTTGTCCGGCGCATGTGTCCGGCTTCAAGCCTTCCACGACAGCGTCGGCCTCGCTGATGTCCTGCAGCCGCTCGACGCGGACGTCAGTGACCACCAGCGTCAGGCGCGAAGCCCAGCGCGGCATGTGGATTGATGGCAGGACCTTGGTTGCGAACCGCTCAACGTCAGGGCCCTCGTCGTGCCCTGGCCCGGTGAGGTCCGCGACCTGCATGTGCTCGGACGGCCGCCAATCAGGAGGGAAAGACGGGTCCCAGTTATCGCCGCAGCCACCCCCGCCGTAACACCTGAACCACTCGTCCTCGCTCCAATTGGCCTCTCCGACCCTGCCGTCGTTGTAGCGTCCGCCCGCAAAGCGATGGTTCTCGCGGACCCAAAGCCGGTCGCCAACCGCGTAGGGCATGGGCAGAGCAGCGAGACACCCGGTATCCCGGCAGATGACCTCCGGCTCCCCGGATGCTCCGAACTCGATATGGCTCGGATCGGTGCTCGCCCATTTCGGTAGCTTCAGGATGCGCCGGGTCTGCGTCTTCCGGCCGTCGAGCAGGGCGCGCACCATCGGCGCGCTGAAGATGATGGGGCGGTCAGTCACGCTGCTACTCCCTGGCTGGTCGCTTGGGTCGGCCGCTCGCCACGCTCGGCGAGGGCCTCGAGGTCGGGGATCATCTCGGCGGCGACTTCGTCCATGGAGTATTGCCAGCCGGGCAACAGATCATGGTGGTAGGCGCCGCTCATCAGCGAGAAGCCGGGAAGGCCGGCCCATGTCCGCAGCACTGCACCGCGACGCGGGCTGCCGAAATCGAGGAAGGCCGTCGACGCCTCGCCCATGAGTGACGGATCCGAGAGGGCCGCGCGCAGGACCACGGCGGCGATCGCCGCGGCGCCGCGCTCGGCCTCGGTCGGCTCCGGCAGAGGCGTCGGGGCCTTCGCCTTCCGTTCCTTCTTCGGCTTGGCCGGCCGGTCGCCGACCTGGGCCCACTTCCGCACGTCGAGGTACGTGACGCGGTTCAGGGCGGCGTAAGCCTCCCGGCACTGCTCGACCGTGAACATGCCGGTGTGGCAGGCCTCCTCCGTGAGCCCCATGCGGTTCGCCAAGAAGCGGTAGACGCGCGCCCGGGCGGCCCGCTGGATCTGCTTGCGCGCGGCGTCGCTCTCGGGCCGGTACGCGCCGCAGTCGGGCGCACCCTTCCAAAGCGGATCGATCCGGTTGCGATGCAGGAGCATCCGGGCTTCGCGTAGGCCGGCGTCGGCCGGGAAACCGAGCGGGGTCTCGGTACCGGGATGGCACCCGACATAGGTGTCCTCGCAGATTGTGCAGGCCCAGATGGGCTTGTCCGCGAGGTCGGGCCGGTGCGGGTAGATCTCGGCGCCGTCGGTGAGGCGGGCTGCGGTATCGCAGGCGGGGCAGATGGGGGCCGTGGTCATGCTGCCTCCGAGCGAGCTTCGCGGCGGGCGAGTGTCATCAGCCGACCGCGCACCGAATTGGCGCGACGGCCGAGGGCTTTGCCGATCTCGGTGTCGCCTTTGCCCTGAGCTTCCAAAGCGAGGAGGCGAGCGTCCTCCTCGGCGGTGAAGCGGCGCACGACGCCGTTCTTGCGCTGCACGACCATCGGGCCGAGCACTGTTGTCGGGAGGGGTTTCGCGTTCGGCTTGTCGGCGCCGAGCGCGAGGCAGGTCCAGTAGACGTTCGAGGCAGAGCACCCGAAGGCCTGCGCGATGGTTTCGAGCGTCTCGCCCGCCTCGCGGCGGTTCGCCATCTGCTCGCGCTGTTCGTCGGTGAAGCGGCGGCCAGGCATCACGCGGCCTCGCTGTGCTGGTCGGGCTCGCCGTCGTCGCGCGAGTCCGCGTCGGCGGCGATGTCGATGAGCTCGGCCTGGATCTCGTCGAGGGCGCGATCGGCGCGAGGGTCGAGAGTGCGACGGAAGTCCACGAGGGAGACGTGGCCCTTCTTCGCGGCCTCACGCGCCGCGGTGAACAAGCGGTCTCGGTTGGACGGCTTGGTAGCGTCAGCGGGTGCCGTGAGCCGACGCTGCTCCGGCTCGTCCTTCATCGCCGGCGCAGCGAGTTGCGGAGCAGGTTTCGGCGCATAGGCACCGCAGGCCCAGCGAGCGAGCGCGGCCCCGTGCTCCTCGTCGATCCGGTCGCCGTGCTTGAAGATCTCCTGGTGCGCGCCCTCCATCTTCCACGACTTCGGGTCGTTCAGGTCGATGTAGCCCTTCCGCTCCGACTCCAGCCGGAACGAGACGGTGACCTCGAAGGGGAACTGCTTGTTCGTGATGGCCTTGAAGATCGTCTTGTTCGGAGGGACGAAGCTCTCTTCGCCCCGGATCGAGAAGATGATCGGGATGCGCCGCTGCAGGAACGAGTAGACCATGGCCTTGTGGGCCATCTTCGGCTTGATCCAGGACGTGCCCTTCGCCGAGTCCTTGCTGCCCATCCGCTCGAACTCGGCCGCCTGCCAGTCGAGCACACCGCCCAAGCCTGCCCACTCCATCGAGAAGCTGTCGATCACCAGGGCATCGTAGCCGGCGTCCTCCGCGGCCTTCGCGGCGGCAGCGAACCGCTCGGGACGGAAGGGCGGGTCCATGACGCTCGCATCGAAGGCGAAGTCAGCCTTCAGGTGGAGCGTGCGACCGCCCTCGGTGTCGAGGACTGCCACCTTGCCAGTCGGCCCGGCGATACCGCGCGCGAGGCGCATCGCCGAGAATGTCTTGCCGGAATTCGTACCCCCGGTGAGGGACACGAACAGGCCGGCGCGCTCCTTGAAGCGCTCTGCAGGGATGAAGGTGAAGCTCACGCCGCATCCTCCCAATCAAGGGGACGGAACGGGCTGCTGTTGAGGTCGAAGTTCTGGACCTCCTGCGCGAGTTCGAGCTCCTCGCGCTCCAGCCAGCGCTTCTGGGCCCATTCCGGGTACTCGACGCGGACGATCTGCGTCGGGTAGCTGGCCCAGGTCCCGCTCTTCATCGCCTTGTTCCAGCGGGTGAGCGCGAGCACGACCTTGTGGGCGCCGACGTGAAGGCCTGCAGCGTCGGCCTCGGCGACGCACACGCCGTGCGGTGCGTCGTTCTCGATGAAGATCCACCGGAAGGCGATGCGGCCTTGCAGGTGCGGGAACAGAAGCCCCAGAACGTGGATGTAGAAGGCGGCCTGAACCTCCATCCCCATCTGCTCGACGCGGCGGCCGAGCGTCTGGGGCGCGGCCGACGTGTCTCCAGTCTTCACGTCGTAGATGATTGCGTGATCGGCGTGGATCTCGACGCGGTCCATCATGATGCGGAGCCAGGCGCCGGACACGTCGCGGGCGATGGCGACGACTTCGGCGGGGGCGCCCTGGAAGCCCTCACAGCCGGGGATGCGGGCCAGCCGGATCTTCACCTGATCGGCCAGGGTCTCGGCCTTCTCCATGCTGTCGCGAAGGACCGGTGCCTGCCCGTTGCGGTAAGCTTCCGCTCTCGCCTCCTTCGCGAGCTTCGTGCGGTAGTCCGGTGCGTCGATGATCACGAGTTCCGCGCCGTGCCCCAGGATCAGCTTATGGGCCGCGGTCCCGATCTCCATCGTACGCGTCGGATCGCGCTCGTCGTCCGGCGCCTTGCCCAGTCGCGGATGCTCGACCCAGGCGTGCTCCGGGCTCTGGGTGATGAGCACCTTCGCGATCGACGACGACAGCGACGGCTCCACGCATGGATCTGCATGATAAGCCTTCGCGGCCATGTGATAGAGACCCGGCACATCAATCGGGCCGGTGATGTAATCAACGATTTTCATGAAAGCCTCGCAAATTCACCGTAAGACGCAACTGCCATCGCGCAGTACTCCGCGTAGGCATCCTCAGGCTTCTTGTGGTACTTGCCGCAGATCTGCTTGCCGCGAACAAAGAGAGTTGCGCGGTAGAGACCAGAGAAGGCGTGGTAGCTCACGCCTTTGTAGCCAGAGCGGTTCGTTGCCCGCTTCTTGGTATTGGCGATGTTCTGCGCCCGCGTAGCAGGGCGAAGATTGTTGATCGCGTTGTTCGCTCGATTCAGGTCGCGATGGTCGAGATCGCTGTCCGGAAGGTCGCTGTGAACGTAGAGCCACGCGAGCCGGTGCGATTTAAACGCCCGCTTGTTGAGGCGAATGACTTCGTAGCCGTCGCCGTCGAGACCGCCCGCCCTGGTACCAAGGAGCTTTCCGCCTCGCGACTGGCGCCACGTGAAGATGCCGGTCACAGGGTCGTAGATCAGCACCTGAAGGACAAAATCCCGGGTGATGACGGAGCGGCCGCTCGCCGTCGTCATGGCTGCTACTCCGCAGCCTGCGCGGACGCCGAGGCGATCGCGCCATCCTCGATCACGATCCCGACCGTGCTGCCGACGCCAACCCGCTCGATCCAGACCTGATAGTCGGCCGCGTCCGCCATCTCGGCGAGGATCCGCATGGCCTCCTCGTCGAGGAGCGAGCCGTCCTGAACGCGGATCACCCGGAGCTTCGGGTTGGCCGCGATGGCGATGGCGACGGACGTGCGCAGCTGCTCGGCGCTCGACGCCTGGTCGAACGGGACCTCGTTCAGCAGGATCTCGTCGTCGCCGAACCCGATGCCGGGCACGGGCAGGTCGGCCCTGGCAATGGCCGCGCGCTTCTCAGCGGCGCGGTCGTCGATCGCCTTGGTGAGCGCGGCGGCCTCGGCCTCGGCGTCCTTCACCTGAGCCTCGATCCGGTCGCGTTGCTCACGCTGGGTGACGGCGGCATTGATCCGGCCCGCGTCGGCGATCCGCTGGCGGAGGGCGGAAACGTCGACCATCTCCGGCAGCGGCTGCGCGGTCTTCATCTCCAGCACCTTGCTGGCGACCACGTCGGCGATGCCGTCGGCCTGGCTGATCAGCTGAGCCGCCTGCGCGCGGAGGCGCTCCTCCTCGCCCTGCATCCGCTGGATGTCGGCGGCCCAGTTCTCTCGGTTGACCCGACGGCGCTCGGTGAGGGCGTTGCGCTCGCCAGCCTCCTGCATTTCCGCGACGAGGGCTGCGTCGTCGATGCGCTCGGCCGGTGTGTCGGCCGGGACCTCGATGCTGACGGCCTGAGACCGCAGGGTGCGGATCGTGCGGTTGACCTCGGTCCGCCGGTCAAAATCGATTTTACTGGCCTTCTCGATCGCGGCGAAGTCGACGCCGGGCACGAAGCGCTTGAGGGTTTCGAGCTGCGCCTTGCCGTCCATGCGGGTGAAGGCGAGCGGATCGAACGTCAGAGCGCCGAGGAGCCCGTCGAGCATCCGCTGCGGAGACTGGTACCGGGCACCCTCCCCGTTCTCGACGATGAGGTTCGTGGTGTGGCTGCCGTCCTCGCGCTGGCGGAAGGTGCGGATCACCTTCAACTCGCCGAGGTCAACGCTGATGCGCGCCTCTTCTTGGCCCTTCCGGATCGGCTTGGCCTGGATGTTCGTGGTGCCGGACAGGGCCCACCAGATGGCGTCGAGCACGCTGCTCTTGCCGGCGCCGTTTCGCCCGCTGATTTCCACGATGTTGCCTTGGGGCGTGATCGTGACGGCTCGGAGCCGCTTCACGTTCTCGGCCTGTAGTTCGATGATCTTCATGGCGGCGGTCACTCGGCGGCTTGAGGAAGGGCGGGGTTCTCGGCCGCGTGGCGGGCGGCGGCCTCGTTGATCTCGACGACGAGGGCCTGGGCGAACCGGAGGCGCTCGGCGGGATCGTTGAGGGGTTCGGCGACGCCGGCGACGGTCCGGCCGTCCCGGTCCTCCAGGATCGCGTAGGTGCCGAGCCGGACGCGGTAGGGCGCGCGGTCGAAGGCGAAGGGGCTGGCGCTCATGGTCAGGCGATCATCCAGGAGCGAAGGCCGATGACCGCGCGGCGAGCGCCGGCGTGCAGCAGGATGTTGAGGTCGTCGATCAGCTCCAGGAGCCCGACGATTACCGCGAGGGCGAACCAGACCGGGCCCGCGAGGCACCAGCGCAGGACGCGCTTCGGCGAGGGGGCGGGGCCAGCACCAACCGGAACGAGGTTCCCGAGGGCAACGATGCAGCCAAGGAGGAAGGGGCCGGCGAAGATGGCGAGGCAGGCGAGTTGAGCGTCCGACACGGTAGGGCTCGCAGGGATGGAAGAGATGGGCCGGGCCGCCCGGCGTGAGCGGCCCGGTGGGCGGCTCAGGCGGCAGCGCTCTCGGGCGCTACCTCGACGAAGGCCTCGAACATCCAGCTCTCGACCCAGTGGGTGGCGATCTCGCCGTGGTCGCAGTCGCAGGTGCTGGCCACGCGCATGTCGCGCCGGGCGCCGAAGTCGGAGCGGTTCGCGTCTCCGTGGAGGGTCGGAACCCGGTTCGCGACCGGAGCAGGGTCGACCTCAAGCACGATGTGCGGCCGCCCCGCCTGCTTGATCGGGCTGTCTGCGCGCGGCGTGACCAGATCGCCCGCCTTGAACGGGTTGTGACCGCTGAAGCGCTCGGAGGCGGCTCGCAGGGTCGCGATGTCATCGGAGACCGGCCGCTTGGGGCGGTTAATCGTCCTCGTGTTGTCTTTCAGGGCCTCACCGAGGATGCTCCCCAGGATCATGGATTCGATACCGCGTGACATGGTGCTCTCGTGTTGGAGCGCGGTGCGCTCGGGGGTGAAGGCGGGAGGGCGACGCTCAGGCGGCGTCGCGGAGGCCCTGGGCGCCCGGATGCGGCGCGGTCAGGAAGGCGCAGAGCTCGGTCAGGCTCTCGAACTCGTAGGTCCAGCGCTCGAAGGGCGCGGGTAGCGCAGCGCGCGTCTCGAACCGCATGGCGTCGGCGGTGAGCAGCCACTCGCCAGTCTCGACGTCACGGTAGACGAAGCCGACGTAATCGCCGTCGATCCGGACGTGGAAGCTCTGAGCCGGGAAGTCCGTGGAGACGAGGAGGATGGCCATCACAGGTCTCCGTCCCAGTCGTCTTCGCCGCCGTCGAAGTCGAAGTTCTCCAGGACCTCGCTCTCGATCGCCTCTTGCTGCTCGGTCGTCAGGAGCGAGAGGACGTCGGCGCCGGTGATGTCGAAGGCGGCTTCAAGGGTGATCTCGGCTGGCTCTCCGGGATCCGAGTCCTCCGGCAAGCAGAAGGTGCGGGCGGGCGCGCCGTAGCTGTCGATGGTGAAGTCGACGTCGAGCATGCGCTCGCGGGTCGAGTCCCGCGGGTCGTGGGCTTCGTAGGAGGCCATCAGCGAGCGCTCGTGTAGCGGCCGGCCAGGGCCAGCGGCGTCGTGATGTTGTGCTCGGCGGCGGCGGCCATCCGGCGCTCTGCGTGGGCGCGGCCGGCTTCGGCAGCGATCGCGAGGCCCGCCTTCATAGCCGGGCTGTCCTCGGCCACGGGGCGCGGGGCCCGGCGCGGCTTCTTGCGGTCCATGCGGGCGGCCCACTCGGCAGCCGTCTCACGGGGCTTGGCCTGCGCCTGCTGCTGCTGGCACGGCTGCGGGACCATGTAGGCCGGCGCCGGAGCGACCCGAGCCTGCAGTGCCTCAAGCGCGAAAAGCTTCTCCGCTGCTCCGAGCCGGCCGAACGACGCCATGACGTGGTCGGCCAGTTCGTCGGTGGAGCACATGCCGGCGAACGACATGATGTCCTGGTTCGCGAAGGTCGGGCCGTTCTGGATCGTCGCGAGGACGCCGAGGAGCGCCGAGCGAGAGAGGGGGATGTTGGGGAGGGTGGTCACCGGGGCGGCTCCATCGGCGGGCGATGGAGTGAAGATAACCAGGGTATTCTTACCCCGTCAAGCCATGTGGAGGATATTTACCCCGGCATGGGTGATTTATCTATCCACACTCGTCCACAGGGCAGCTTTCCATGTTCTTGTTTTGTACCATTGGATCAGCTCCCATGAGGCAACCAGTTCTGGAGGACGCGATGGCGGGCAAGGATCTCTACGGTGTGCAGGCGTTCATTCTCGACCGGCTCGGCAAGCTGATCCAGGGGCGGTTCTGGACCTGCAAGAATGCAGATGAGGCGCGGAAGCTAGCCGAGGGGCGCGTCAACGGCGGCTATGCAACAGGCGCGGCAGCTTTCTATCGGACGGGCGCCGGAGAGTTCGATGAGGGTGAAGCCGTAACGATCGCAACTTACGGCCAGGTACCTGCGGGCATTGTGGACGCTCTACCGTTCTAATTTCTGACATCCTGCCTCTTGTGCTAGCGGTCGTTAGCATGCACTTATGCTAGCGAACGCTAGCAGTGGGGTCAGGTATGGCAGAGCAGCATAGACAAGCGGCGAAGGCGCGAGCGCTCGCGCAGACGCCCGAGCAGCGGAAGGCAGCCGCAGCAGCCGGTGCTGCAGCACGATGGGCAAAGGCGGAGCCAGATAGGGCGGAGTTGCCGCAAGCGGAGTTCGGTGACGATGCTCGCCCGATATCGATCGGCGACATCCGAATCCCCTGTTACGTTCTGGACGACGAAAGACGGGTTTTGACCTTCGGGGGCATGCAAGATGCTCTTAGCATGGCTAAGGGCGGCAGTATGGTTCCGGGGATGAATCGTTTCGAACTTTTTGTCTCGCGCGAGCGCATAAAGCCTTTTATCAGCAGTGAGTTGCTTGATCGAATCCGCAACCCAATCGTATTTTTATCGCCGAGCGGCAAGCGCTCTTATGGGTACGAGGCGGAAGTCCTTGTCGAGATCTGCGAAGCCGTCCTAACTGCTCGCGCATCTCCGGCGGGGCTGCAGGTACAGCAACAACAAATAGCTCATCAGTGTGAGCTAATCATGAGAGGGCTTGCGCGAGTCGGCATTGTCGCCCTTGTTGATGAGGCAACAGGATATCAAATATATCGCAAGCGCGATGCTCTAGCTAAGATCCTCGAAGCGTACATATCCAAAGAATTGCTGCCTTGGGCGCAAAGATTTCCACTGGAATTCTATGAAGGTATCTACAGGCTTCATAAGTGGGATGATCTTGATCCTGCAAGCAGAGCAAAGCCTGGCTACGTAGGTATGCTAACGAATGCCCTGGTTTACGAAAGACTTCCTGATGGCGTAATGCAGCAACTTAAATCACAAAATCCTGTGCAATCTAGTACCGGCAAGCGTAGGTTCAAACATCATCAGTTTTTGACCGATGACATCGGCAATCCACATTTAGAAAAACATTTAGCTAAAGTAATTGGCCTTATGCAGGCGTCAGACAGTTGGCTGGAATTTAAAAAATTGTTCAGAAAGGTCTTCAAGGTTGACGAAGACGAGGTGCCCCGTGGACGAGGTTCTATGAGAATTTGACGATCAATCAAAGGCGCTTTGAGATGGTATAGATCCCGATAGCGCTTTTGACTTGTCAGGCGCGCCTTCGCCGCTGAATAGGCCGGTGCACCCATGTCACAAGGGCGATGATCGAAACCTCGATCCGCCCGTCCTCGTCCTCAATCATGGATTCCAGGGCGGTCGGCCCCTGAGGGATGATGATCGGCTTTTGCCAGCGTGGATCATCTGAGTCGGGCCAGAGCTCCACATGGTTGCCCTGCTTCATGTAGCGCTTCGCGGTGCGTTGCCGGAGCAGCCCCGCGTTCCGACGCATCTCAACGACGACCAGGTCGTCCTCGGCTGGCTTGTAGCGGATGGCGATGGCATCGACACAAGCGAGGATGTCGCCGTCGATCGCTATGCGATTTAGCGACGAGCCACGAACGACGAGGCCGTATTGGTGTTCGCGCCGCCAGCGACTGTCTGGCTTTACTGGCACAGGATCGTAGGCGGGTACGTCAACGTGATCATCAGCCTCTAGCCATCGACCGGCTGCTACCTCGCCTTTGACAGGTAACGAGTCGTCTTCCTGCTCCGCTGTCTCTTCCTGCGCCTTCACAATGTCGCCTGAGACGCCATAGGCGAGCCACGCTGGATCAGCGCCAAGCGACTCGGCTAGCTTCTGCATCGTATCGAGCTTCGGAAACTGCTTGGGATTCGCCAACAGATCCTTGAGGGCTGTCTCGCTAAGCCCAGCATCCAGTGCGGCCTTGCGCACAGACTTACCTGTCGCCTCAAGGCGTTCTTGGATGCGGCTGACGAAGGGTCTTTCCATGGCGGGTATTATTACCCGCCTCTCGGCGTACCCTGAGGGGTATGTAGACCCTTGACCGGTGGGGTAAACATACCCTACTTCTAGGCCCATGACGGGCATTTCTTCACTCCTGGCAGTCGCGGACGCATACGGCGACGTGTGTTCGGTCCCGCAGTCGACAGTCTCCAAGCGGGCGCTGCAGGACAGTGCCCGTCTGGCTCAGTTGCGCAGTGGATCGTGCGACATCGGGGTGAAGCGCTTAGCGCGCACCCTGCAGTGGTTTTCGGACAACTGGCCTCTCTCGCGTGATGCTGACTGGCCGGCTGACGTCCAGCGCCCCGCGAAGTCGGTCGTACCGTCCGAGGCGAGCGCCGCGTGAGCGCCGCCCATCTCCTGCCGGTGAGCAAGTGGTTGTGGCTCGGGCTCCAAACCCGAAACCCGCAGGTTCGACTCCTGCCACCGGTGCCAGTTTCCCATCGCGCGGGGCTGAACCCGCCGATCGCGCCCGCTCTTCCTCACGGCTCCCACCGGAGCGGGCGCGCGTATTCCCGAGATCGCGCCCGTCGAGCTCTTGCTGCTCCGGTGCGTGAGCGTGCGGGCTGGTCCGACCCTCCCGGGGGATCGGCCCGCACGTCCCTGAATTCGCGTGATCGTCGTGGCCGCCAAGCTGTCGATCCCGCGTCTGTACTGCGTACTTCCCTCAACCTCCCGCACTTTGTCGCCCCTGTTGCTTCGATCTTCTTGAAGCACGGAGGACTGACCGAATGCGGTCAAAGTCGGGAGACGGTCGCGTGATGATCACGGCCGAACAGGCACTCGAACGCGCACGCTCGCCTCTGGCCGCTCTGGTGGCCGAACGCGAGCGCAGCGCGGGGTCACGGATGCGGGCCTACGGACTCGTCGGCGCGCCGCTCGGGCGCTCGGCGACTTGGGTCCGCAAAGTCCTCGGGCGGGCACCGGACGTCACGGTCGGACTGCACGACGCCCTCAACATCGCGACGCTCTACGCCCGCGTCTGCGCCCGCATCGAGGCCGCGGCCGACAAGGTCGAGGCCGGCAACAACGCCCTCCGTGAGGATCTCCATGCGGCTCTTCTTTCGGGCGCTGCGGCGCCTCCGTCTCGCGCTCCTGGAGCGGCTCACGCTGAAGCATCAGCTCCGCGCCGTCCAGGGCGACCGTCCGTACCGGCACTTGCCCCTGCGCATGCTCGATCGCGTGCGCCGCGGGTGCCGGCGGATCTGACCGACCTGCCGCTGTGGCAGGCCGCCCACCAGGAGGAGTGACCATGGTCGACGGGACAGAGCAGGCGCTGGCGTTCGCGGACAGCACCGCGCGCCCTTTCACGCCCACGCACGTCAGCCACAAGCAGGTCGAGGCGTACCCGCTGGTGCGGTTGGACCTCGACCCGAGCGACGAGCGCGGTCTGATCGCGATCGTCGACGATGGCGGGGCGCTCATTCCGATCAAGGTCCCGGCCGACATCACCGCGCGTGGTGTGCCCCAGGCCGGCAGCATGCTGGTCCGGTACGCACCCGATAAGGCGCACCCGGAGGGCTACCTCTCGTTCTCGCCTCGGGGCGCCTTCGATGCCGGCAATACTTCGCTCGGTCAGGCCGTGCGGGATCTCGCATTCGGTCAAGCAATCGCCGCGCTGAAGGCCGGCAGCCGCGTCGCGCGCGAAGGCTGGAACGGCAAGGGCATGTGGCTCTCGCTGAGCGGTCCCCTGCCCGGCCGGGAGATCGCCTTCGAGAACTTCTGGTCCTCGAACAACAGCGAGTTCGCGCGCCAGAACGGCGGCTCCGCGACCGTGCTGCCCTGCATCACCATGAAGACCGCCACCGGCGAGATCCTCATGGGCTGGCTCGCGTCCCAGACGGACATGCTCGCCGAGGACTGGTGCGTCGTCTGACGCCCGCCTGAGCGCTCCCCTTCACACCCTGCTTTACACTGGAGAACGCCCGTGTCCGCTTTCACGAAGAAGCCCGTCACCATCGAAGCCGTGCAGTTCCGCCTCGGCGAGATCCCCGGCGACGCCATGATCCACGAGGGGATCGTCGCCGGCCGCCTCGTGTTCGTCGAGGACGGCAGCTGCCAGATCACTACGACCGAAGGCACGATGACGGCGCGGGATGGCGACTGGATCATCCGCGGCGTCGAGGGCGAGTTCTACCCCTGCCGGGACTCGGTCTTCCAGGCGACCTACACCATCGCCTCACGCTCGGCGGATAGCAGCGGTGATCCGGCGCTCAGCCGCAACGAGGCCGACGCGATCGTCGAGAAATCGACGGCCCCGCGCGTCACGCTGGATGCGATCAAGGCCAAGATCGGTGACGTCGAGTACTTCCGCTCCGGCGTGCTGACGATCTGCATCATCACCATGCGGAACGGCTTCACCTTCGTCGGGAAGTCCGCCTGCGCCTCGCCTGAGAACTACGACCAGGCCGCCGGCGAGCGCTACGCCTACGACGACGCGGTCCGGCAGATTTGGGCCTTCGAGGCGTACCTGCTGCGCGAGACGCTCTCGGCCGTCGCCGCCTCGCTGCGCGGCCAGGACAATGCCGTCGAGGCCCCCAGCGCGTCCCAGGACCTGCGCTCCCGCGGCGAGCCCCGCGTCCCGCCGGCCGCCTAACCCCCGAAACAACACCGCCCGGAACCCTGCGCGGCAAGCAGGGTCCGGGCGGCATCGAGATCGGGCGTGGTGCCCGTGTGTGGAGAGAGACGATGGAAGCCACAAATACAGTCGAGATGCAAGCCGAGACCCTGTCTGGCGACATCCGCGATCAGTTCCTCGACGTGCTTCGAGGCTTAGACGAACCCTGGACCAAGCTTAGCGAACATCAGCAAAAGCGCGCCATCTCCAACATCGAGAAGCTCTCGCGCGACGTGGTCCGCGGGTCCGTCGACATCGTCGCCCAGACCGGCTTCGTGCACATGCTGGTTACCACGGGCGAGTGGACCGTGAAGGACGGCATCAAGCTCAAGGTCAACGCATCCGGCTCAGTCGAGGACATCACCAAGCTGGCCGAGCATGGCGGAGGTTCGGCCATCCTCGTGTTCGCCGATGCCGCCGCCTATTTCGGCCAGCGCGCCGAGGCCAAGGCCGACAAGGATCAGCCCGACCTCCCGATCGACGAGGACGGCGTCTTCCAACAGGAGACCGAGCTTAAGCTGAACGAGCTCAACCCCAACCCCGACGAGGGGGAGGCAGAGGGCGACGAGGCCGATGCCGATCAAGCGGAGACCGCAGGCGGCAGGCCTCGTCGGCGCCGTCGCACCGCTGCCGGCGACGACGCTCCGCCTGCGCCGGCCATGCCGGCCGACACGACCCGCACCGCTGTCGACGCCTGACCGGGAGCGCGAGCGGTGCCAGATCCCATCATCATCCGCCTGCCCGGCCCGCCCATGGGCAAGGGACGGCACCGGTCGCGCGTTGTCGTGGCGGCCGGTAAGGCGCCGCGTGCGCAGCAATACGCCGATCCGAAGACGCAATCCTACGAGGGCGCGCTGCGCATGGTGGCGAGTGCTGCCATGCGGGGGCGCGCCCCGCTCGCTGGCCCCCTGTCCGTGGCGGTCTACGCCTACATGCCGATCCCGAAGAGCTTCTCGAAGAAGAAGCGCGCCGAGGCCCTGGCCGGCCTCGTCCGGCCCGAGGTCAAGCCGGACTGGGACAACATCGCGAAGTGCTCCGACGCCTTCAACGGCATCGTCTGGGGCGACGACGCCTCCGTGGTCGAGGGCTTCGTCCGCAAGGCCTACGCCGAGATCCCTGCCCTGGTGTTCCGCATTGAGCCGGCCGCGCCGCTTGCCCAGGACCTCGCGTCATGACGGTGCGCATCCACGTCGGCGACGTCCGCGAGCAGCTGCGCGCCATGCCGGACGCCTACTTCGACAGCGTGGTGACCTCGCCCCCGTACTGGGGCCTGCGCGACTATGGCGTCGCGGGGCAGATCGGCCTTGAGCCGACGCTCGGCGAGCACCTTGCCGTCATGGTCGAGGTTTTCCGGGAGGTCCGCCGGGTGCTCAAGCCCCGCGGCACGCTCTGGCTGAACTACGGCGACTGCTACGCCGCGCACCCCAACGGACGGGCCGCTGCGGACGTGGTCGGCGACGACCGCACCTTCCGTGACAAGCCGTTCTCGACGGTCGGGCCGGTGCTTGAGCAGGGGCACTCAACCTCGCGCGGACAGAGGGGCGACGTCTTCCGCACCCGCTCGGCTCTACCGCCATCGGGGCGCGTGGTTGCCGGCGGGTACCTGAAACCGAAGGACCTCTGCATGATCCCGAACCGGCTGGCGATCGCCCTCCAGGACGATGGCTGGTGGGTCCGCTCCGAGATCATCTGGCACAAGCCGAACCCCATGCCCGAGTCGGTCTACGACCGGCCGACATCGGCGCATGAAAAGGTGTGGCTGCTCACCAAGGGCGAGGACTACTTCTACAACCACGAGGCCATCCGCGAGCCCGTCACGGGTGGGGCCCATGTGCGCGCAGCGGCTCGCGGCACCGATACCGGCGTGGGCTGGGGTCGCCTCGACAAGCTCGACCCCGATCAAGCGGACCGCGGGCGGAACCGCATCAAGCGACCCGGCCCGAACAGCCGGCAGAATGTTGATCGCACCCCGGTGTCCCGAAAGCTGGCGCAGCCGGGGAGCGGCACGAAGAACAACTCGAGCATGGACGCGGCTCTGGCCACGCTCAGCCTCTCCCCGCTCGAAACACGCAACGCCCGCAACGTCTGGACGATCGCGCCAAAGGCTTACCGCGAGGCGCATTTCGCGACCTTCCCGCCGGCCCTGGCCGAGCGCTGCATCAAGGCCGGCGTCCCGGCGCAGGCCTGCGCGTTCTGCGGCCACGCGCTGCCCCAGCCGAAGTGTGGGGGGCTCTGCGCCGGCCTGCCGGCGGTGCCCGGCCGCGTCCTCGACCCGTTCGGCGGTGCTGGGACGGTCGGGCTCGTCGCTGACGCGCTCGGCCTCGACGCCACGCTGATCGAACTGAATCCGGAATACGCGGAGATGTCCGCGCGCCGGATCGGAGCCGCTGCGATCATCGTCGGCGCGCCCGTCCCTGCCCTCCAGGCGGCGGAGTAGCGCGATGAATGTGATCGACCTTCAATCCGTTCGGGATGCCCGGGAACAAGCTGCGTTCGAGGCCTACGTGTCGGCCAAAGCGGTTGCGGATGAAACGCTGCGCATCCTCGACATGGCTGCGGCCGTGAAGGCCTGGAACGCCTTCGTGGAGCTGACATGCCCGACGGCGCGTGAGCAGGAAGGGCTCCTCGGATGACCGAGCTCTTCGATCCCGCAGACGCCTATGGCGCCGTCGTCCCGTTCACGCCCCGCGCGCCGAAGCCCACGCTCCCGGCCGTCAGCGTCGAGACCGAGGCCGCCCTGATCGGCTGCGTGCTCTGGCAGCCTCAGGTCTTCCCGCTGATCCAGCACCTCATCGCGCCCGAGCACTTCTTCGAGCAGACCCACGGTGCGGTGTGGGAGATCATCATGGCGGTCGCTGCCGCCGGTGACACGCCGAACCTGCTGAAGGTGAAGGCAGCGGCCGGGCCGAAGCTCATGGCCTGCGACCTCGGCGGCCAGACTGCGATGGAGTACCTGACGCGCCTCGCGTCGGACGGCTGCACGCCCGCCACGGCCGAGGAGTATGCCCGGACGATCCAACAGTACTGGCAGCTGCGCGAGCTGGCGATCGCCACCGTCGACGTGCGCGAGGGCGCCGGCTTCGTGCCCGGCCCGGCGCTGGAGCGCATCTACGCCCGGGTCGACGAGGTCCGCGCGTCGTTCGTGTCCCGCAAGAGCATGTCGGCGACGCTGGAGCAGGCTGGCGACGACCTGGTCGCGTCAATCCAGGCTGATCTTCAGGGAGAGGGCCGGAAGCTCCCGAGCTCGGGCCTAGCCCAGTTCGACCGGGAGATCGGTGGAGCCCCCCAGCCCGCGACCCTGATCACGGTCGCGGCCCGGACCTCGATGGGCAAGTCGGTGCTCGGCGTCGAGGTTGCAGCCTCCATGGCGGATCAGGGGTTCGCCTCGATCTACCATTCGCTGGAAATGTCCCGCCGGCAGGTCGCGGCCCGTGTCGCGGCGAGCGAGCTGGAGCGGCGCGGTGTCCGGATGCCGTTCGAGCAGATCCTGCGCCGCGGCGGGCTGAATCAGCGCCAGGCCGAGATCGTGGCCGGCACGCTCTACGAGCAGCGCGCCCAGCCCATGACGATCGAGGACGGCGGCGGGCGCACCATCGGCGACATCGCAGCCTCCTCGGACCGGCTGGCGAACCACTACGCCCGCAAGGGCATCCCGCTCGGCTGCGTGGTGATCGACCACGCCCACATTGTGAAGGCGTCGCGGGCCTACCGTCGCGAGGACGAGGGCCTGAAGGAAGTCGCGGACGGCGCCCTGGCGCTCGCCAAGCACCTCGATTGCCCTGTGTTCCTGTTGGCGCAGTGCAACCGCAACACTGAGGGGCGTGAGGACAAGCGCCCGCAGCTCGCCGACATCCGCGGGGCCGGCGCCTTCGAGGAGAACTCGGACGCCGTCGTCTTCCTCTACCGGGCCTCCTACTACATCGAACGGTCCCAGGCCTTCCGCGACGGCGACCCGACCGCGCAGGACGACTTCGAGCGCGTGCGGCACGACCTCGAACTGATCATCGACAAGAACCGGGCCGGCCGCGCGAACCAGGTCGTGCGCGCCTGGATAGACCCGGCCCTCAACGCGATCCGCAACAGGCAGCAGCCATGACCGTGCAGCCCCTCGTTCCTGCGCACGTCGACCTGCGCGATTTCCCCTTCATGCCGCTTGAGGTCTCACGCCTGCGGGACTCCTCCATCGTGGATGAGATCACCGGAGACGAGTTCCGGGCGGCCATTCTGCTCTGGTGCGCCTCGTGGCACCAGGTCCCGGCTGGTTCGCTCCCGAAGGAAGCCCGGCAGCTCTCGAAGTTCGCGGGCTACGGCCGGGTCGTGGCCGAGTGGGACAAGGTCTCGGCCGGCGCCCTCTACGGCTGGGTCGAGTGCTCCGACGGGCGGCTCTACCACCCCGTGATAGCCGAGAAGGCTATCGAGGCCTGGGAGAAGAAGCAGGAGTTCGCCACGCGCGAGTCTCAGCGCAAGGAGCAGGCAGCCAAGGCGGCCGGTGCGCGCTGGGGCAAGAAGGATCCCGCACCAGAGACGCCTCCGGAGGGGGATGACCCAAGCTCGGGGGGCAAGAATGCCCGAGCAATGCCCGAGCAATGCGCGAGCATGCCGGGAGCATTGCCGAAAGGGAATAGACAGGGACAGGGACAGGGAGAAGGAACCGCGCATCGGCGCGGGCAGCCGCCGGCCCAAGGCACGGACGAACTCGGACCTTGGTTACGATCCCTCGTCGGCCAGGAACCGGTGCTAGTCGCCCAGGACATCCACGTCATCGAACGGCTGCTCGCCGAGGATTCGACGCGGGCCGACGTCGAGGCCGGGATCGCGGCGGCCATGGCGACGAAGGATTTCCGGCCCCGCCGATGGCAGCAGCTCGTCGGCTGGATCAAGGGCGCGACCAAGGATCGGCTCGAAGGGGTCGCCAAGGCCGGGCCGCGATCCGTCGCCAAGCCGCCGGCGACGCCGGAGCAGGACCGGCGGAATCGGCTCGCCAAGGCCACGGCCTATTTCCGGGGCGAGTGGCGACAGGGCTGGCCCGACGAGTTCCTGCCCGGCCATCCAGCCTGCACCACCCCGCCAGACGTGATCGCCGAGGCTCGGGCCGTCGCCGAGCGGGATCTGCCGGATGCGAGGAGCGCTGCGTGAGCATTGCTGCCGCATTGCCCCAGGATGCCGAGCGCATCGTCGAGCATTGGCGTGCCGGCGTCCTGTCGGTGCCGCCGCACTATCCGCCCTGCCAGGGCATGACCGCTGCGGGTTGGCCGGATGTCCACGCTGGGATGATCGAGTTCCTCGACACCTGGGGCGTCGAGGCGGTTCACCTCGGGTTCGGCACTCGGGCGCTATTCGGCGTCCATCGGCTCGCTGCCGCGTTCCGCGTGGATGCCACCGGCGCCCTGGTGAACGTCAACCACATGCCGGTGGCGTCGATCGAGCCCGGTATCATCCGGTTCACGAACGGCCTCGTGAACCGCGGCATGACCAACCCGGCCGATTCCATCTCCCTCTGGGAGTTCGTGAGGAGTGCCCGCGCGCGTGCTGGCTGAAAGCCCGTTCCGTCTTGAAGGCCCCGATCCACCGACCTATCCGCCCCGCTTCAGCCATCGACAGGCCGTGGCCTGGATCATCTCAGGGCTGACCGACAAGCCCGCCCACCCGGACTTCGGCATGTCGCCGCTGGACACCCGGATGCGCCGCCTCGTGGAGCGTGAGATCCCGGACCGGGAACACCGCGAGCAGCTGAAGGCCTGGTGCCGGGCACAGATGGACGAAGGCGCGTTCCGCGAGTCCTGCCGGCTGCGGGGTTGGAACCGGACCTCCGCGCTCCGCCACGTTGACCTCGCGCTCGCCCATTTGTTCCTGGTCATGATCCACCAGCGTGGCGACGTGACATAACCCGAACGAGGACCCTGCCTGGTAATACTCAGAAGCGGGATCAGGGTGCACAACTTAGGATTCAGGCTGGGCAGCAGATGGCGATCTGTTAACCTGCTGTTTACCACGTTCCCACGTTCATACCGAACTCAACTGCGGGTTAAGCTCGACCGCTAAATATGATGTGCATGGAACTCGATCGGCAGCATACGGCGATGCCACGGCGCACTCGATATCGCACTCCAAGCGATATGCGTACGATCGGCTTGCCTACATTGCTTGAGCAGGTCCACCGCCCAGCCCTCGAACCCAAGCAACTCGATTTTCTAAGTTCCGCAAAACAGTCTGGCATCGCGACTATCTACTATTCTGGCGACCTTGGCGTTCTTAACCAACGTGCTGTCTCAATCGTAGGAACGCGCGAAGTCAGTGATGAAGGGCGTCGACGGGCTCGGAAGCTGGCCCGCGAGTTGGTCGCTGCTGGGGTGACTGTCGTCAGTGGGCTGGCGAAGGGGGTAGATACGGCTGCCTTGTCAGCAGCTCTTGAGGTTGGTGGGCGGACCGCCGCCGTGATCGGTACCCCCCTCGACAAGGCTTACCCCGCAGAGAACGCCTCTCTCCAGGAGCAGATCTACGGCGAGCACTTGTTGCTGACCCCGTTCGCGATCGGCGAGGCTACCTTTCGAGGCAATTTCCCCAAACGCAATCGAGTCATGGCTGCTGTTTCTGATGCTACCGTGATCGTTGAAGCTTCCGACACGTCTGGGACACTACATCAGGCGGCAGAATGCGGGCGCTTGGGCCGGTGGCTGTTCATCATGCGTTCCGTCGCTGATGATCAGTCGTTGTCCTGGCCTCGGAAATTCATCGACAAGCCGAAGGTAGCTGTTATCTCTTCAACACAGGAAATTCTCGACGCCATAGAAAAATGACAGCCCTCCAGGTTCACACGTGCTGCCAGTACCTCACCGCCGGCGGCGACTGGAGGAATATAGACCACAACGCGAGAGTGATCATAAAAGCTGTCAAAGGCGAAGATTTCAACGGCTACTTCGATGCTAAGATTGGCGGAAAAACGACCCGGTTGAGTTCTGCTAATAAAGATGTTGGCCTGCAAATCGCTGGCGAGGTCGTAGCCAGCAAGCTTGTCGAGCTGATCCAAGCGCCCGTGACCCTAGTTCCTATCCCAAATAGCGCTGCCTGGATCGGTGGCGACCATAATTTTAGAACACTCCTACTTGCGAATACCATAGCTCATCATTCGGCCGGCAAAGCCATTGCATTGCCAGCCTTACTTTGGTTGACCGCCAAGGAAAAGCAGCATCAGCAGGGCGGCTACCGGCATGCAAACCACTTCACGGAAAAGTTGGCGATTGTTGCCGCGCCTGAGACCCCTGTCGTGCTTATCGACGACGTCATCACGTCCGGCTCGCAGATGCTTGCCGCAACGTACATCCTTCGCAATGCCGGCATAGAAGTTTTGTTCGGGATGGCAGTTGGAAAGACGACGGCCGTTCAAACTCCCAATGCACTGCAGTGGGTGGAAGAGAAGATCGAACAGATGATTATATGATGTGCGGCTCTTGTGCTCGTTCAACCGATCTTGACATCTGTGCCAACCCCGCCCGATCCGCGATTTAGGCCCGGCGATCCAGATCGGTCCTGCACAGGGGCACCACCGTGACCGCGTCGGCCAAAAAGTCCGCCAGCACCACCCGCACCGCCAAGACCCGCGCCACCAGCGCCCGCCGCCGTCCGGTCAGCCTCGCGCCAGTCATGGCACGCGATACCGAGATCCAGGTCGGTACCGCCTCGGTTCGCGATCCCTACGACCCCTCGACCTTCATCAGCACCACGGTCAACCGCAAGGTCGACCTCCTCGCCACCGAGCGCAGCGCCGGCCGGATCACCGAGGCCCAATTCCTCGTCGGCCGCACCTTGCAGATGCTCTGGGAGAAGCAACTCGGCGTCCGCTCGGGCGGGACCTGGGACAGCACCACGTCGAACGCAGGCTCAAACCAACTCGCCGTCTCCCACGCCTTCACCATCGAGGACGTCCGGATGCTCGGCCGGATCGAGACGGCCCGCCTCGTGAAGGCCTCCAACGAGCGCGCAGCTCGTGTGATCGGCGAGGCCGGCGTCCACTTCCTCCGGGCGATCCTCGCCGAGGGCCACAGCTTCAAGAGCTACGCCGAAGCCCGAGGCCGCGCCGCCGACTGGCGCGCCATCTCCGACATCACCCGGCGCTTCCGCTGGCTCCTCGAAGAGCTGACCGAGGCGCAGCACACCGCACGGGCCCCAGGCGCGGCTCCGATCCGGGACGGGTACGCTGCTCAGGCCGACGATCTGGCCGACCGCCTGCTCCGGTCTGCTGCCCTTGCAGCTGCGCAGGAGTCCGACGCCGCTGCGATTTAGACAAGCATCCCGGGTCAGTTTGCGATTTTGCGCAAGTTGGCATGGTCGCTGATGCCCGTTGCGCCTCACGGGCAAAACGCGTAGGAAACCTAAGTCGCACGACACGCGCCCGGGGCTCACAGCCGCCGGGCGTTTGCATGTCTGGACCCCTTCCCCAGCTTCAGCGTTGCCAGAGCGTGACGCGGACGGGCCTCCCTGACATGATCGGCACCCGATGATGACGGATCGCGAACGCGCCGAGCAGGTCGCCGACCTGCTTCGCATGGCCGACCGGCTCCGGGTCCCGGGCCATCGCCACACCGTCGACATGGTCATCGAGTCCCAGGACGAGATCCGCGCCGGGCTCCGCCGGCTCTACCGCGACCTGACCGGCCACGAGCTGCCCCGCGAACCCGCGCCGCGCCGCTCGGTCCTCGCCTCGTTCAGCCCCGGATCGATCGCCGGCACCCGCGCCACCGTGGCGTTCCGGGGTCGGCCTCGGGTGCTCGCCGCGCGGGCCTGATCGGCTCCGAAACGCAGCAATATCCGAATTACCAAGACTATTCGGATTTTGTATCAAACGAAGCCGGCATCGTCCGAAATAGCTGAGCGTTTTGAGGGGCTTAGTTATGCTGGCTGGCTCCAAGCGCACGTCCCGCATTCGGGCCAGAATAAAAACCCAGGAGGCCGAGAAGGCGGTCATCGCCACTCGGGCGGTAGCCTACCTCCGGGTCTCAACCGACGAGCAAGCGGCCAACGGTTTCGGCCTCGAAACACAGGAACGCGCTCTCCGCGCCTTCGCCGAAAGCCAAGCCTACGAGCTGGTCGAGTTGGTGACAGATGCCGGTGTTTCCGGCGCGACGAAGCCGAATGAACGTCCTGGGTTCAGTCGGGTGTTCGAGCTGGCGGAGGCCAAGGCCTTCTCCATCCTGCTCGTCTACAAGTTCGACCGGCTCGCCCGCGAGATCCGGTACGCGGTCACCACGGTGGCCGACCTCGCCGAGCAACACGACATCGGCATCCGGTCGGTGACGGAGCCGATCGACACCGCGACCCCGATGGGCCGCACGGTCTTCGCGATCCTCGCCGGCATGGCCGAGAGTGAGCGCTTCACGATCCGCGACCGCACCGCCGGCGGGAAGCTCTCGAAGGCTGGTCGCGGCGGCTTCGCGGGAGGCCGGGCGCCTTACGGCTATGAGACGGACAAGGCCGGGCACCTGGTCATCGTCCCGGATCAGGCGGTCGTGGTCCGCAGGATCTTCCGCGAGCGTGGCCCGGCACACCGGACGAAGCGCACGCTCCAAGCCATCGCCGACGGCCTCAACGCCGATCGCATCCCTTCACCCACGGGCAAGACGTGGACGGCCGGCGGCGTCGGCTACCTCCTCGACAACCCGAAATACCGCGGCGCGGTCGAATACCTGTTCTCGTGGACGGGGGTCGAACAGCACGTCCTGCAGCCAGGCGCACACGCCGCGATCATCGGCTGAACGAAGGTCCCGACATGCGCGCTCTCCTCAAGTTCATGATGTTCTTCTCGGGCATCACGCGCATCGCTGTGTCGGTGACTGGCCTGAGCCTGATCTGGAACGGTCGGTTCGTGGAGGGAGCTGCCCTGGTCGCCGCTGCGGCACTCTGCCGGATCAGCCTTGATCTGAGCATGCACCGCGTCGGCCTCCGTACCACCAGCGACATGGCCCTCGTGGATCGGATCATCGCCGACGTCCGGAAGGCATGACCGCCCGGCCCGACTGGACGCTCGCCCAGGCCGTCCAGGCCCAGCGCGATCTCAAGCGCGACCCGGCCGCTGCCGCCTACTGGATCCTGATCAAGGCCCGCCGCGAGGCGGAGGCTCGGAAGGCGCGGATCGCATGAACGCCGTCACGCTTTCCCGGCGCCTCGCCGGCCTCGCCCTCACGGTCAGCCAGGGCCGGCCCACCGCCGCGCACTGGGTCGCCGCCATGGCCCTCGCCGCCCAGGCCCATCCGGTCCCGGGCCACATCCGCGAGATCGTGTTCACCGCCGGCCGCGCGAGCGTCCGCCTTCACCCGCTCAAGGCCACAGCATGAAATCCGCCGACGCACGCTCGCCCGTCGCCGCCCTCAAGGCGCGCGTCACCGAGATCGACCACGCCGTGTTCGACAAGGGTCGCCTACCCACCGTCGCCGAGTGGAGCGAGGTCGCCGAGATGGTCGGCAAGCTCGACCTGCCGGCGGGCGAGGTGCTGGCGCTGCCTGCTCCGGCGCGGCCTGACAACCTGATCCGTGTCGACTTCAAGCGGAGGGTCCGCCTGTGACGTACCTCGCCCTGCTCCGCCGCCTCGTCGGCAAGCCTGCGACCATCCCGCCTGTGACGACGACCGTCGTCCACCGCGGCGAGACCATCCTCTCGAACGGGACTGGACGCTGACATGACTGGATTTCTCCTCGGCATGGCTGGCGCGGCTGTCCTCGTGGTGGCGGTGGCCGCCGCACTGGCGGTCGGCTTCCTCGTGCTCATGGCCTTCGCGGAAGGGTTCAAGCACTGATGCTGGCCGCCGCCATCCTGATGCTGACTGCGCCTGCCGCCCCGCCGGTGCCGCCGTCGCCTCCGAAGCTGCCGCCCTTCCTGATCATTCTGCCGGACGAGCCCCGCCTCCATGCGACGCGTCGGCCGACCTCGCCAACGGTGCACTGATGGATCGCGCGATCATCCTCCTGGTCTGCCTCGTCCTGCTGATCGGCGTGCCGTACAGCTCGGCCGACGCCGAGACCATCGGCTACCGCGTCGAGGCGCAGGCCTGCGCCGGCACCGTCTGCCGTCAGCTCGCGCCGTCGCCCCGCACCTGGGCCGGCCTCTACGCCTGCCAGACTCGCGCCGCGAACCTGGAGCGGTTCGGCCTGCCGGGTGACGCCCGCGCGATCCGCGCCCGTTGCGCCGCCGTCGTCGGCATGCCGCGCGCCTGATGCTAATCCGGCCGCGCCCGCCCGAGGACCTGATCGGCGCCGAGGGCGCTGTCACCGAGACCCCGGTACGCCCCGCGCCCGACCTGCTCGACTGGATGCGCGCGACATTCATCGATGAGGACGCGCTGTTGCTGAACGAGGATCACGCCCACCTGCGCGAGGCGCGGCTTGGCGTGCTCTGGTGTGCCGTCCCGAACGCCCGCCAGGGCAACGCGGTGGTCGGCATGTGCGAGACGACCGCCTTCATGGGCAACCGCTGGGCCAAGGCGCGCTTCGAGCAGCAGGTCACCGGGTGGTTCGGCACGATGCCGCACTTCCTGCTGACCTTCGACGCCGAGTACGCCGCCCAGTGCGACGATGCCACGTTCTGCAGCCTGGTGGAGCACGAGCTCTACCACGCTGGCCAGGAGCGCGACCCCTACGGCGCCCCGAAGTTCCGGAAGGATGGATCTCCGGCCTTCACGATCCGCGGCCACGACGTCGAGGAGTTCGTCGGCGTGGTGGCGCGGTACGGCACCGGCGCGGCGGCGGGCCAGACCGCTGCCCTGGTCGCGGCGGCCAACCGGGCCCCGATCATCTGCGAGGCGGAGATCGCCGGCGCCTGCGGGACCTGCGGGCGCTCCTTGACCGGAGCCTGACGGAACCATGTCCGAAGCTGTCCTGTCCGACGCGGTGAAAACCTTCATCGTTCAGAGCCTTGCGTGCTGGGACTCGCCCTCGACCGTCGCGAAGGCCGTCAAGGATCAGTTCGGCGAGACGATCACGCGCCAGGCCGTCCAGTACTACGACCCGACGAAGGTGGCCGGCGCCGGCCTCTCCGAGGAATGGCGCGCACTGTTCGCCAGCACCCGGGAGGCCTTCCTCGACGATCAGGCGAGCATCGGCGTCGCCCATCGCGTCACCCGCCTGCGTCGCCTGGAAGGCCTGATCGACAAGGCCGAGGGCCAGGGCAACGTCGCGCTCGCGGCGCAGCTGCTGGCTCAGGTCGCCAAGGAAGTCGGCGACGTGTTCACGAACCGGCAGCGGATTGATGCAAGCCACACCGTCCGCAGCCACGAAGACGCTCTCGGGGATCTTGAGTGAGCGCGAGCTCGCGATCCGGCAGAAGCTGAAATCCGACTTCGAGCACTACGCGCCGCGGTGCCTGCGCATCCGGACCAAGTCGGGCAAGATCGTCCCGTTCACGCTGAACAAGGCGCAGCGCTACATCCACGCCCGGCTGCAGGAGCAGCTGCTCAGCACGGGCAGCGTCCGGGCCCTGATCCTGAAGGGCCGGCAGCAGGGCGCCTCGACCTACATTGGCGGCCGGTTCTTCTGGCGTACCAGCCACAACCGCGGCGTCCGAACCTTCATCCTGACCCACCAGGAGGACTCGACCGCGGCGCTGTTCGAGATGGTGTCGCGCTACCACGAGCACTGTCCGTCGCTGGTGCGGCCCTCCGCAGGGGCGGCCAACGCCAAGGAGCTGCTCTTCGACCGCCTCGACAGCGGGTACAAGGTCGGCACGGCGGGCTCGAAGGCGGTCGGGCGCGGCAACACGCTCCAGTTCTTCCACGGCTCCGAGGTCGGGTTCTGGCCGCACGCGCACAGCCACGCGTCGGGCATCCTTCAGGCCATCGCGGACGAGCCCGGCACCGAGGTGATCCTCGAAAGCACGGCCAACGGGGTCGGGAACTACTTCCACCAGCAATGGCGGAAGGCGGAGCGGGGCGAGTCCGAGTTTCAGCCGATCTTCGTCCCGTGGTTCTGGGATGACGGCTACCGGAAAGCTCCGCCCCCGGATTTCGCGCTCTCCGCCGATCCGGACGAGCAGGGCGAGTCCGAGATCGACTACGCCGAGGCGCACGGCCTCGACCACGAGCAGATGTTCTGGCGCCGCCGCAAGATCGCGGACCTCGGCGAGTCCCTGTTCCGGCAGGAATACCCCGCCACGGCGGCCGAGGCTTTCCAGATGGCGAACACCAACGGGCTGATCAGCGCCAAGCTGGTCATGGCCGCCCGCAAGCGCACCGTGGAGCCCTCGGGCCCCCTCGTGTTCGGCTACGATCCGGCCCACCAGGGCGGCGATCGCCATGCGCTGGCCAAGCGCCGCGGACGCAAGGTCCTCTGGGCCGGCGGCAAGCCGGGCATGTCGATCCCGGAAAGCGCGAACTACGTCGCGGGCCACATCGACCGGGACAACCCGGTGAAGTGCTTCATCGACGTGACGGGCGGCTACGGCGCCGGCGTCTACGACATCCTGGTCGAGCGCGGCTACGGCTCGCCCGGCCGGGGCATCGTTGTCCCGGTCAACTTCGGCGGCGCCCCGATCCAGGATGAGCGCTACTCGCCCACCACCGGCGAGAAGCTGCCAGGCCCGCTTAACCGGCGCGCCGAGATCTGGCTCAACTCGCTCGAATGGCTTGAGGACCCGGCCGGCGTCGACCTGCCGGACGAGGACGAGATCCAGGCCGACGCCTGCTCCACCGGCTACGGCCACAACTCGCGCGGCCAGGTGCAGCTCTGGTCGAAGGAAAAGATGCGCGGCATGGGCATCCCCTCGCCTGACCTCTGGGATGCCGTCGCGCTGACCTTCGCCGAGCCCGTGGTCGACGCCGCTCCGCTCGTGATCAAGACCGGCGCCCGTCGCGCCGGCGGTTGGATGGGTGCCTGATGGCCGCGAAGCAACCACGTCGCCCCGCCAAGCCGTCGTCGGCGAAGCCCGAGCCGAAGGAGGCTCCGGCGATCGACAAGGTGATCGAGGTCGCCATGAAGCGCTGGCTTCGGGCGGACGACGCCGACAAGGTGAACCGCGACAAGGCCTACGAGGACCTGGAGTTCGTCGAGGTCGAGGGCGCGCAGTGGACCAAGGAGGCGAAGCTCGCCCGCGAGGGCCGGCCCTGCCTGGAGTTCGACCGCCTCGGCACGTCCATCCTGCAGATCACCGGCGACATCCGGCAGATGCGGCCCGCGATCAAGGTCGTGCCGGTCGACAGCCGCGGCGACGTGAAGACGGCCGACACCATCGCCGGCATGGTCCGGTACATCGAGAACCGCTCCGACGCGCCTGCGGCCTACTTCGCGGCGGCGGACCACCAGGTCACCGCCGGCATCGGCCACTGGAAGGTGATGACGGAATACGGCTCGGACTCGACGTTCGAGCAGGAGATCCGCATCGCCCCGATCCCGGACGGCATCGGCGTGCGCTGGGACCCGGACGCGATCCTGCCGACCCGCGAAGACGCCAAGTTCTGCTTCGTGCCGGTGGACCTGACCCGCGACGTGTTCGAGGAGACCTACCCGGACAAGGTCGCGGCGGAGATCGGCGACAGCCGCCTGTCCGACCTCGGCCTGAACGAGTGGGCCACGACCGACGTTGTGCGCACGGCCGAGTACTACACCAAGACCCCGGTGCAGAAGACGCTCGCCCTGATGCCGAACGGCGAGATCCTCGACCTGACCGACGAGGACGACGACGAGTACGACGAGAAGCTGGCGCGGGCCAACGCGGCCGGCGCCCGCATCGAGAAGCGCCCGGGTCACAAGGTCGAGCGCTACGTCATCAGCGCGACCGAGATCCTGGAAGGGCCCGACCTGATCCCGGGCCGGTTCATCCCGATCGTGCCGGTGATCGGCATCGAGACCGTCATCGGGAAGCTGCGCACGCGCCGCGGCGTGGTCCGCAAGGCGAAGGACGCGCAGCGCGCCTACAACTATGCCCGCTCGACCCAGACCGAGGTCGTGGCGCTCCAGCCCAAGGCCGGCTTCGTTGGTACGGTGGAGCAGTTCAGGGGCTACGAGCACATCTGGTCGACGGCCAACACCGAGGCCCACCCGTTCCTGCCGTACAACCCGGACCCGAAGACCCAGGTCGCGCCACAGCGTCAGACCCCGCCCGTCGCCTCCGCCGGCCTCGCCGAGCTGACCCGCGAGTCCGCCGAGGACATCAAGGCGGTGACCGGCATCTACGACGCCTCGCTGGGTGCTCGCTCGAACGAGACCTCGGGCAAGGCGATCCGCGCCCGCCAGCAGGAGGGCGACGTCGGGTCCTACGTCTACATCGTGAACTTCAGCCGGGCGATCCGGCACACCGGCGCGATCGTCACCAGCATGATCCCCTTCATCTACGACACGGCGCGCACGCTCCGGATCGTGGGCGAGGACGGCAAGGTCGACCTCGTCGACATCAACAAGCCGGAGGGCGTCGCGCTCGACGGCGAGGCCGAGACCACCCGGAACGACGTCACGGTCGGGGCCTATGACGTCGCCATGGAGATGGGGGCCTCGTACACGACCCGGCGCGAGGCCGCGCTCGACGGCATGATCTCCCTCGTCCAGGCCGCGCCCGACGTCGCTCCGCTGGTGCTCGACCTCCTGGCCAAGGCTCAGGATTGGCCGATGGCGGACAAGATCGCCAAGCGCATCCGCACCATGCTGCCGCCCCAGATCCAGGCCGAGGAAGCGCAGGAGAGTGGCGAGCCTCCACCGCCACCTGTGCCGCCCTCGCCCGAGCAGCAGGCTGCGATGCAGGCTCAGCAGCGGCAGGAGCAACTAGAAGCGGCCAAGCACCAGCTCGAAGGCGCCAAGATCGAAGTGGAGCACCAGAAGCTCCAGGCCGAAATGGCGAAGATCCAGGGCGAGGTCCAGAAAGCCGTGCTCGAGCACGAGGCCCGCATCGCCGAGGCCAACCGCCCGGCGGAGGGCGCTGCCGGCGCACCGGTCGAGGATCCGCGTGTCGACGCCATCGCCGGCGCGCTCCAGCACCTGTCCGACCTCGTCTCGATGCTGATGGAAGAGATGACCCCACCGGCCGAGGCACAGGCACCCGATCCTGCTGCGCAGAGCGGCCCGCCAGGGCTGCCGGACCTGATACCGGGCCAGCTGCCCGCCGAACCAATCGAGGCGCCTCAGGGCGCCTTTTCTTTTGACCCGAGCGCGATGGGTCAGCCCGCCGCTCCGATGATGAGCTGATCGCCATGGAACGCGCCTTTCGAGCGGTCCCGAATGGGACCATCCGCCTGACAGCCGTCACGGTCGCCGGTGCGGCCGGCTATGCCGTCGGCTCGTCCTGGATGGTCCCAGGCACGGGCGATATGTGGCGCTGCCGCTCCGCTGCCGTCGGCGCCGCGCGGTGGGTCAAGATCGATGTTGCCGACCACCCTGGCTACAACGTCGGCAGGTTCTTCACGCCGTTCGGGCAAGGCGCTCCGGTCGCCGGCATCACACAGCTCGTCGGCACGATGTATCTCAGCTACGGGGTCATCAAAGAGCGCATCACAGTCTCGCAACTACAGGCGCGCGTCACGACGCTGTCGGCTGGCGGTAATATTCAGCTCGCCATCTACAACTCAGACCCATCGACGCGGCGTGTCTCAACGCTGGTGGCGAAGACCGGAAACCTCTCTACAACGGCGACCGGCGCCGTTGCCGGAGCGTTCACCGGCGGAGACGTGACGCTGGAGCCGGGCGGCTACTGGTTCGCCTGCATGGTCGACAATGCTGTCTGCGTCTTGCTCGGTAACGGCACGACCTCGTTCAACCACCTGTCGTTCTATGGCTCGACCAACGGGCTTGGAGCCTCGCAGGCGGCGCAGCCCGCCGGCGTCCTGATCAGCGGACAGACGTTCGGCACATGGCCGGATGACGTCACGGCGCTCAACCACTCCGAGGCGACCAGCCGCGTGTCAGCGATGGCCTTCCTCGTGGCGAGCGTTCCGTAAGCTTCACGGGCGGCGCTTCAGCGCACAACCCCGCCCACCATCGCATCCCGGCCGAACGGAGACAGCCATGCCCACTGAGAAGTATACGACCGCCCGCAAGATCACGCCTGGTCAGCTCGTCCGCTCCGGTCGCGGTGTGATCATGTCCTGCAAGGTTGAAGGCGTCGTGACGCTCATCATGCAGGATGGCTCGCTCCTCGAAACCTACTGTTTCCAGGGCACCTCGCCGCTCGACGACATCGGTGTCGTCGGCGTGGACGGCCCGAGCACGACTGCCACGGTGACGGTCAGCGTCGTCGACTGAGATCGCCCCGCCTCCCTGACCTGCCCGGCCCGCCCTAACACGGCGGGCTTTTTCGTGCCCGAAGGATACCGCCGTTATGGGTTTCAGTTCGCCGCCGGTGAAGCCGTCGCAGCTTCAGCCGTTCCCACCCCTCCCGCGGCTTCTGCGCCCGACGCTCATCCCGGCGCTGCACCTCACGCAGTTGGCGGCGGCGATTGCGAGCAATGCGGCATCGGCCAGCGGTGGTACGCCGACGATCACGTTCTGCGGTGACAGCACCAGCACAAAGAACGCGAATAACGCGGTCGCTCAATCCGAAAACCTGTTCGGTCAATTCATGCGACGTATCCGGGAGGATTATCCGGGCGTCTCCATCCGCTTCAACGATCGCGGCATTGGCGGCTCGACGTGGAACGACCTTAAGGGCATCCCGAACTTCGCGGGCGGGATCACTCCGCCGTCTTGGTACACTGTGCCGTCGCAGCCGTGGCTACAGACCTACGTCAAGCCGAACGCTGGGATTGGAAATCCTGGACCTGACGTTCTCGTGATCCCCATGGGCACCAACGATAGCTATTTTATTGCTCTTTCTAACATCCGCACCGTTCTGGATATTATCGCTAATACGTCAACCTTCCCGATCACGCCCGACATCATCTTTGTTACGCCCCATGGACGCACTCCGAACAATGGGGATCTGTCGCAGAATGGTTATCAGATGGCGTCCGGGCTTATGCGGTCCATTGGCATCGCTGGGCCGACCTCTACTGGATCGACGCTGTTCACGAAGCGGATCGGCGTTATTGATCTAGGCCGCATGGATGCAATGTCGCGTCTCGGGTTCGATCCGTGCGTGCAGTATCTCACGCGAAAGATGACGGCGCAATCTGGCATTACTGCGTTCCCGTTCGCGTTCGCGCAGTGTGATGGCGACTTCGACTTACAGCTAACCTTTCCTGCCCAAGCGTCAACACTGTTCGGCTCAAGCAATGCGATCACGATTTCGGCCGGCCCGTCAACGGCAGGAGGCAGCGAGCTTTGTAGGGTTCGATTTTCCCTCAATCCCACAAACATTATTGCTCAATACCTTTATGGCCCCTATCAGTCGACAGTATCGGCGAATGCGCCGATCGGTACTGGCAACGTAACCTTCCGCGTTTCGTGCAAGCAATCCCATCTTATCGTTGAGGCAAACGGGGTCATTCTCCTCGATCAGCTCGTCGCGCGTCCTGGGGGCTATTTTCAGCCCACCCTAGCCATGACAGTGCCGCCGACTGGCGCCTCTATGACAGTGGACGCCTACTCGGCCGGGAGCTGCATCGCGACGCAAAAGACCCTCACGGATGCGCAGATGTGGGGCGGCCAGATTATCGGCGGGAATGGGAGCCCGATCGACGGCAACGCGATCAATCACGAAAGCAGCTACGGCGCTGCTCTCACCATAGCTGCTGCCCTTGAGGCCGTTCGATTTGTCTAAAGCTGGCATCGCTGCTCGGCTCTAAGCACATCGGCCGGGCCGCTTTCATAGCGCCCGGCCCAACTCGTTTCAGGACAACCCTTCACCCCAGGCCGCCCCTCACCGGGCGGCTTTTTCTTTGCGCTCACAAACGCGCACACCCCGGAGACCTGACATGATCAAGACCACGCCGCTCCCGGCGCGCTACGGCGCAGACATCACCGCTCCGAAGCCGGGCTATGTGCCCGTGCTCATCGAGCACTTCGCCAAGCATGTCGACCAGAACCGCTACAACAAGCCCACCAAGACGGGCGCCTTCGACACGACGTTCTTCTGGGGTGCGCGCACGCTCGGCACCAACGGCGAGCAGCAGTTCTACATCGACCGCGACATGGAGTTCGCTGACGGCCTGAAGCCAGGCCTCAGCCCTTTCGGGCGCTGCTCGAAGGACAAGGGCGTGACCATCACGGCGTGCGCGACGCCCGACAGCATCAAGCACAAGGTCGCGATGCCCTACGTCTCGGGCCTGCTCACGACCTATCACTCGTTCGCCTTCACCTATGGCTACGTCGAGATCCGCGCCAAGCTGCCGAAGGGGGCCGGCCTCTGGCCCGCGCTGTGGCTCTTGAACCGCGCGACGGGATCTAAGGGCGGCGAGATCGACATTATCGAGACGCTCGGCCAGCAGCCCGACTACTTCATGTCCACCCTGCATTGGGACAGCAACGGCGACGGCACGGTCGACGGTAAGCACCTCCTGGTGCGCACGAAGACGAACGACCTCTCGGCCGACTACCAGACCTATGGGCTCGACTGGAACGAGCACGAGATCGCCGTCTACCTCAATGGGGTGAAGCTCGGCAGCGTGGCGACGCCCGAGGCGTTCAAGGCGCCGATGTACCTCCTCATGAACCTCGCCGTGGGCGGATGGGCCGGCAAGCCCGATCCGGCCGCTTTCCCGGCCGAGATGGCGATCGAGTACGTGCGCGTCTGGCAGGATCGCAAGGCGCAGCGGAACTACAAGGGCGCCGAGCTCGCCGCGAATGGCGCTTTGCCCACTAAATAGCTGGCTGGGCCGACCGATCCCCTACCGCTACTTCGGCAAGCTCATTTCCAAGTTCCTGAAGTGCCATCCTTTAGGTTGAATGGGTATCAGAACTCTCCGGAAAGAGGCAGCCGAGGTGGCGGAACACCCCGAAAAATCTAATGTTACTGGCGCGCGTTGGTCAGCAGGATTTTAGATCAAGGAACTACTAGTAAGTAACTACATGGGTAAATCGACCACCGGCAATCGCATTACCCAGCTGATCCGTAAGTTCGACTGGAAAACAGCCAGTGAATGTTTTCAATGCTATCTCGCGAAAGGCGGTTTTATCAGAATCAGTGCCTTGTAGCTGAGCGTAGGTTACCGCCGTTTGACCAAATAGGCTTCCATCGCGTCGGACACTATATTTTATTCTGAGTGATGAACCCTTTGAACCTACTGGCGCGTCAGGGATGCGTGAGCAGGCTACTAACGCTTGATGAAGTTCGTTCAAGGTATTGATAGGCTTACCCTGAGCGCTCGTAATCCACGAACAAAACAGTAAAATCGGAATAAACCTCCTGCTCATCTTGTAACCTCCATTTGATGAGATCAACACCAGACGGCCGTCATGACCGCCCTCTTATTGAATAGTATTATTGCACTCGCAAACGGCCGAGCTGCCGACCAAAGATCAACCGCTGATCCATCCTTCTCCTGGACGGGATTACCGATGCGCTCGCCACGCCAAATTCATGTGGCTTGAGCGTAATCGGTCTATGAGGCCAGATGAGTATACAGCCACCATGTCGATGCGAGGATAGTCCCGCACCAAGCGACGGTAGCGACAAAGCCGAGAAGCAATCCAGCAAGGATCATCCACTCTCGCCAGTCGCGGGTGTCTCGCAACTGAACAGCATCTGTCTCGATACGCATCAATCCGACCTACCGCGCTTGTTCTGAAATTTCTCAGTGCAAGCTGCCGGCCGCTTGGTAGCGCTTGACCTCACGGGCATTCTGCGCGCAATAGCTACCTGTCGCGAGACGCGTGGGCCGCATCGGCCCTGCTTGCGCCAGCCCCCATTTCAGACGTGCCCGCCGACCGATCGGCCCTCGACGCACGTCCGCTCCTCTTCACGCAGGCCAGTGCATGACGCGCAGGCCGCGATGATGCCCGCACCCGCTCCTCACCAGGGCGGGTTTTTTCATGGACGAACCACATGGACGAGGACCTGATCGTGCTGGGCGCGCAGGCGGAAACGCCAGCGGCAGGTGGCGAGGTCTCGGACGCGACCGCAGCTCCGGAAGGCCAGCAGGCCGAAGGCGCCGAGGTCGTACAGCCAGGGACAGAGCAGGCCGAACCGGCCGCCGACGCTCCGAAGCCTGATGCCCCGAAGGGCGAGGGCGAAGAGGACGGCGACGCGGAGAAGCCGAAGAAGCGCTCCGGCATCCAGCGGATGCAGGACCGTATCGCCCGACTCGAAGCCGAGCGCGCCGAACTCCTGAGCCGCAATGCGCCGACGGGCGACAGTGGCGACCGGAAGGCGGCCATCGAGAAAGAGATCGGTGCACCCCCGAAGGAAGCCGACTTCGAGGATTATGCCGCGTTCGAGGATGCCAAGGCGGACTATCGTCTGTCCAAAGCCCTCGCCGAGCAGCGCCTGAACGAGCGGGACGCCCAGGCGTCGCGCAGCCAGGCGCAGGCCCGGGAAGCGGCGATCGAGGCCTTCCATGACCGCATGGACGATGCCCGGGAAGCCATCCCGGACTTCGACAAGGTCGTGAAGGCCGCCGCGAACCGTGATGTGAAGCCCCACGTCGAGGAGCTGATCGTCGAAAGCGAGAAGGGTGGGCTGCTTGCCTACTACCTCGCGAAGACCCCCGCTGAGCTGGCTCGGCTCAACGGGATGAGCCCCATCCAGGCCGCGAAGGCCGTGGGTGCGCTCGAAGCACGCCTGACCCTGGCGAAACCCAAGAAAGCCACCCAAGCCCCCGCCCCCGCAAAGCCGGTCGCTGGTGGAGCTGCGCCCTCGTCTCCCGATGCGGAGCTCGATGCGTACCTCGCCAAGACCTACGGCCGAAGCGGGCGCTAACCGGACAGGACGACCAGACCCATGCCCAACAACTTCCTCACCGCCAATGTGATCGCCAAGGCTGCGGTCAAGATCCTCGACAACGAGCTCGTGGCCGCCTCCAAGGTGTTCCGCGGCTACGAGGCCGAGTTCGGCGCCAGCGTGAACGGCTACGAGAAGGGCTCCGCCGTCACCATCAAGAAGCCCCCGCAGTTCCAGGTCCGCGACGGCGATATCGCCCAGCCCCAGGACATCACCGAGGGCTCGACCACCGTCACCGTCGACAAGAAGAAGGGCATCGACCTCAAGATCACCTCGACGGATCGCACCCTGTCGATCGGCGAGCTCTCCGAGCGCGTGATCAAGCCGGCCATGGTCACCCTGGCCAACCAGGTCGATCAGGACGTGATGAGCCTCTACTCGTCCGTCCCGAGCTGGGTCGGCACCCCGGGCAACGTCCTGTCGAGCTACGCCGGCTTCCTGCGCGGCACGACCCGCATGAACAACGGCTCGGTCCCGAAGGACTCACGCTTCGCCATGCTGTCGCCCGACGACGAGTCCGGCCTCGCCGCTGCGCAGTCGACCTTCTACAACGACAAGCTCGTGGCGGACGCCTACCGCGACGGCGCTGTCGGCCGCATCGCCCAGGTCGACACCTACATGAGCCAGAACGTGCCCGTGCACGTCACCGGCTCGCGCACCAACGGCACGGTCAACGGCGCCAACCAGAACGTCACCTACACCCAGGTGCTCGCCAACGGCGTCGCGGTGAAGGACTTCGGTGGTCAGATCCTCAACCTGACCGGCCTCGGCGCCGCCGGCACCCTGGTGAAGGGTGACGTGTTCACCATCGCCGGCGTGTTCGCGGTCAACCACGTGACCAAGCAGGTTCTCCCCTACCTGCGCCAGTTCACGGTGCTGAACGCCGTCGTTGCCGACGGTACCGGTGCCGCCGCGGTCAACATCTCGCCCGCAATCATCGCCTCGGGTGCGTGCCAGACTGTCTCGGCGGCTCCGGCTTCCGGCGCCGTGGTGACCTGGATGGGCGCGGCCAACACCCCGTACGTCCAGAACATCATGGCCCATAAGAGCGCCTTCGCTCTGACCTGCGTGCCGCTGGTGAAGCCGGACGGTGCCGTGTCCTGCGAGCGCGAGTCCTACAAGGGCCTCAGCGTCCGCCTGATCCCGTACTACGATGGCACCAACGACGTCTCCAACTGGCGTCTGGACATCCTGTACGGCGTGAAGGCGGTCGATCCCCGCCTCGCGGTCCGCCTCAACGGCTAATCCCTCCCCATCACCGCTAAGACGAAAGGGCGCCCTCGTGGCGCCCTTCGTCGTTCTGGGGCCCCGCCCCGCAACAGACGAGGCCCGACGTGGACGAAAACGCCGACACCCTGCCGACCTGGGGCTACCAGCCCGACGGTGCGGCCCGCATCTTCGACCTCGCCCCCGGCGAGGCCCTGCCCGAGGGTTGGTTCGCCTCCCCGGACTGCATCACGGATCCGACGCTGGCCACCGCCGAGGCGATCACCGCCCGGGCAGCCGGCCGCGCCTATGAGACCGTCCTCGTTGTTTCGGATGCCGCGACCGCGAACCCGCTCGCCGAGCTGGAGATCCTGGTCACCGAGAACGAGCGCCTGAACGGGATCATCACGATGGGCTCAGCTGAGAACCAGCGCCTCATTGCTGAGATCGAGACCGTCGAGGATGCCCGCGACGCGGCCCTCGCTGAGGTCGAGACCGCCCGTGGCGCACATGCCGAGACCCTGACGGCGCTCGACCACGCCACCACCGCCCTGACCGACCTGCAGGCGCAGCTCACCAAGGCCCAGGCCGATGGCGGGTTCGCGGTGGAAGAGCGCGACGCGGCGAACGCCGATCTGGAGACGCTCCGGACCGAGCTCGCCCAGGTCCGTGCCGATCTCGACGCGGCCACAGCGCCGAAGGCCTCGGGCAAGGCCAAGTAGCATGCGCACCCGCGAGGACCTGATCAAACGCGTCCTGAAGGACGTCGGGGTGCTCGCGGCCGGGCAGCAGCCCTCCGATGAGGACCGGGCCGAGATCGACGACCTGATCGAGCCAGTCTGCGCCAAGCTACTCGCCGATGAGGTCGCGAAGGTGAACGGCGATGAGATCGACGACGCGGTTTACCTGCCGCTCGCCGCGATCATCGCCGAGGCCGCCATGGTGCCGTTCGGCATCGGCGGCACCCGGGCGCAGGAGATGATGGCGAACGCCGAGCGCGCGCGCACGTCCCTGCAGCTGGCGTACAAGGTCTACGACGCCCGGCCCCCGATGCGGGTCGAGCCGTTCTGGGGCGGCTGCGGCGCCCGACGTGGGCGCTGCTGATGCCTGCGATCGCTTGGCCGCTTTCGTCCCGCCCGGGGCTCTCCGATGCGGAGGGCTCGGGCCGTCTCATCAACGCGTTTGTCGAGAAGCTCGGCGACGGTGCCCGCGCCCCGGTCTCCCACCGTCGGGCGCCCGGCCTCGGCCGCTTCGTCGACACGGGCCTGCGTGGGCCGCGCGGCATGCGCGGGATCGGGGCGAACGTGCTCGCCGGCTATCGCGACCAGGTCGCCCGGATCTCCGAGGACGGCACGGTGCGGGTGCTCGGGCCGCTGCCCGGCTCGCAGCGCATCACGATCGGGCGCAACAACCGCGCCCCGGCGCCGGACATCGTCGCGACCACGGAATATGGCGCCTACAAACTCAGCCTGGACGGTCAGCCGCAGCCCCTGATCATCCCGGCGGGCCTGCCCCAGCCCAACTCGGTCTGCGAGCTCTTCGGCTTCCTGTTCTTTACGGCGGGCGACGGGACCTGCTTCGCGTCGGGGCTGAACGCGACCACGTTCAACACCCTGGACAAGACCACCGAGCAGGCGCGGCCCGGCGGGCTGCTGCGCGGTGTGGCGTTCCGCGATGAGCTGTTCCTGTTCGGCCCATCCGGGATCGGTGTCTACGGCGGACAGGCGCAGGCCAACGGCTTCCCGCTCGCCCGCGTCACCGGCATTCCGCGCGGCCTGATCGGGCCCTGGGCCGTCGCCGGCCACGAGGAGGGCTGGTCGAACGAGATGCTGTGGGTGGGCGACGATTCCGTCGTCTACAAGCTCTCCGGCTACGCCCCGGCCCGCGTCTCGAACCATGACGTCGAGCGAGATCTCGCCGCGGCGGCGAAGGTCGACCGGACCGCGATCGAGGCCTCGGTCCACCTGATCGGTGGCCACGCGTTCTGGGTCGTCTCGATGCCGGGCCGGACCTGGGTCTACGACCTGACCACCGAGCAGTGGTTCGAGCGGGCCAGCGCCGGCCTGGAGCGGTGGCGCGGGACCCAGAGCGTGAACGCGTTCGGCCGCTGGCTGATCGGCGACAGCACCGGCACCGGCCTCCTCGAGGTCCGTGAGGACGTGTTCGACGAGGACGGCGCACCGCTGCGCTTCCGGATCGAAAGCCTGCCGGGCCAGGGCTTCCCCCAGCGCCTCCAGATCCCGCGGGCCGACTTCGACTTCGTGCTCGGTGTCGGGCGGCTCTCCGCCGATCCGACCATCCGCGATCCGGTCGTCCTGATCTCCTGGTCGGACGATGGCGGGGTGACGTGGTCGAACCCGCTACGCCGAGCGCTCGGCCGTCAGGGCGAGTCCCGCACCCGCATCAACGTGCTGCGCACCGGCCTGACCGGCGTGCAGGGCCGGATCTGGCGCATCGACGTGTCCGATCCGGTCTACTGCGCCCTCCTCGGCGGGGCGATGGCAGTCGAGGCCCGCACCGAATGAGCACCAATCTCCCGACGACCCCATCCCCGCAGGCGCCCGCCGTCGTCGCCTCGACCGGCGTGCTGAACCGCGAGTGGTTCACCTTCCTGCAGGCCCTCCTCGCCGCGCTCGTCGCGCAGGAGGCCCGCATCTCCGCCCTTGAACAGAAGTAGGAGGGTCCGATGGGCCTATTCGGCGCGTTCAGCGCGAAGCCGACCAAGGACGCCGTCGCGACCGCCGCGAAGGCCATCCAGACCGGCCAGATCCAGGGAAAGGATCAGCTCGACCAGGGCTATGACCAGGCGGCTGACCTGTACGGGCAGGCAGGCGGCCTCTTCGGCAATCTGGCGTCCAGCTATGGCCAGGGCTCGAAGCTCTACGCCGATGCGCTGGGCGTGAACGGGAAGGACGCGAGCATCGCGGCCCGCTCGGCCTACACGGCGACGCCGGGCTACACGTTTAACCTGGATCAAGGCCTTCAGGGCCTCCAGCGCACCCGTGCGGTCAACGGCACGCTCGCATCGGGCAACGCCGACACCGACGCGATGAAGTTCGCGTCCGGCCTCGCCTCGCAGGATTTCAACACCTGGCTCCAGAACCTCTCGGGCTACGACGGGAAGACCCTCGCCGCGACCACGGGACAGGCGGGCACGCTCGGGGCGCTCGGAAACCTCGCCTACCAGACCGGGGCGGGCAAGGCCGGCATCGACGTCAACGCCGGCAACGCCGTGGCGCAGGGCGCATACAAGGTCGGCGAGGCCGAGCAGAAAGCCAACGAGAACAAGCTCGGCGCCCTGCTCGGTGTGGCCAACCTCGCCGGGTCCGCCTTCGGAGGCCTCGCCGGCAACGGCAACGCGGTCAGCAACATCGGCAAAAACCTGACCTCTGCCTTCTCGATCTTCGGGTGACCTGATGAGCGGCGGCACCAGCATCTACAGCATGATCACCGGCATCGGGGATTCCTTCGGGAAGTCCTACGAGTCGGCGCGCAAGCAGGCCCAGGAGGACGAGGCCCCGGCGATCTTCGGGCAGCTGCTCGGGATCAACGCTGCGCCCTCGGCCGCGCCAGCCCCCGGGTCCACGCTCGGCACTCTTGGGCAGGGCCCGGCGCCGGCCGGCAACGCCGTGCCCGCGTTCGCGGGTGGGCAGGCGTCCATGCGCTCGCCCGGTAATGGTGGCGAGACCGAGAAGCGGTTCATCGGCGCGTTGAAGGATGGCGGCCTGACCAACCCCTACGGTCTTGCGGCGGTGGCGGCCTATGCCGCGCACGAAAGCGGCTACAAGGGGGGCAACATCAACGGGTCGTGGTCGGACCCCAGCGAAAGCGGTGCGCCCGGGACGTCGGGCGGCATCCTGTCGTGGCGCGGCGACCGCTTCGCCAACATGCGCCGGCTGACGGCCGGTGCTCAGGACCCGGTTGTCGCGCAGGCAAAGTTCACCCTGACCGAGAACCCGGACCTGACGCTGGCGCTCCAGAACGCCAAGTCGCCCGAGGAGGCCAACCGACTGATGGCGGACGCCTGGAAGTTCGCGGGCTACAATCGGCCCGGCGGCGAGGCACAGGCGCGGCTCAACTCGACCCGAGCCTACCTCGCCAAGCTCGGTGGCGACGCGCCAGCTGCGGCGGCGCCGAACGCTCCTGGTGTGCCGAGCATGGTGGCCGCGGCTCCCCCCGCCATCACGGCGCAGCGCCCGGTCCAGGTGGCAGAGAACGAGGCCCAGACCCAGGCGCTGGAGCAGCGTATGGGCATGATGCCGGCGACCGCGACGGCCGATGCGGACATGCCGGCGGCCGACGCGCGCCCGGCTGGCTTCTTCGTCCCGGGCCAGGGGGCAACGGCACCGGCAGCGCCAGCGGCACCAATCGCAGGTCCCACCGCACCAGCTGCGCCGCAGGGCTTCGCCGGCTTCGGTACCGGCGCCTCGCGGATGTCGCCCGAGCAGGCCTCCGCGCTCCAGGCTGCGTGGAAGAACCCCGTCACCCGGCCGATGGCGACCCAGATCTACGGCGAGCTGATGAAGGGGCAGGCCAGCCCCTGGAAGCTGCAGCAGATGGGCGACCAGCCCGTGCTCTTCAACGAGCGCACCGCTCAGATCGTCCCGGTGGGCCAGGGCAAGCGCTCCACCACCACGGTCGGCAACGCAGTGGTCGACACCGCAACGGGCCAGGTCATCTACCAGGGCCAGGACAAGGACGCGACGAAGCTCCAGACCGTTGCGCCGGGCAATGTGCTGTTCGATCCGGTCTCCCGGCAGCCCGTGTTCACGGCGCCGAACAAGGAGACCGAGACCAAGTACTCGATGCAGACTGCCCAGGACGGGACGCTGCTCGCGGTGAACCCGGCCAACCCGGCCGACGTCCAGGTGATCCGCCCAGGCCAGCAGCCGCGCCCGCTCACCGCCGACGAGCGCCGTGCCTACGGCGTGCCGGATGGGGCTGCGGCGGGTATGGGCTCGGATGGCAAGCCGTTCGGCATCGGAGGCGGCAAGACCGAGGTCAACGTCGACACCAAGGGCGCTGGCAAGTTCTCGGAAAAGGCGAACGAGATCCAGGCCAAGCGCTACGGCGAGATGGTCGACGCTGCCGACAACGCGGTGCCGCTACGAGCCGACGTCGACACCATGTCTGCGCTCGCGCAGGACTTCGCCTCGGGCAAGCTCGCTGAGACCCGCCTCGGCCTGGCGCAGTACGCCAAGGCGGCCGGCATGGACGACGTCGCAACCAAGCTCGCCGGGGGCAAGATGGAGTCGATGGAAGCCTTCACAGCTCTGGCCGACAAGCTGGTGCCCCGCATGCGTGTCCCGGGCTCGGGCTCGACCTCGGACGCGGAAGGCCGGTCGTTCCGCAATTCGCTCCCGTCACTGCTGAAGACCCGTGAAGGCAACGCGATCATCGCCGACACCTTCCGAGGCCTCGCCGACTATCAGGCACAGGCTGGAGAGATCGCCGGCAAGGCCCTGCGCGGCGAGGTCAGCCAAGCCGAGGCCGATCAGGCCATCCGCGCTCTGCCCAGCCCCTTCGCGCGGTTCAAGGAATACCGGAGCGGCGGTGCTGGCGCGGCGGCCGGCAGCAGCGCGGCGCCCACGTCCGGAACGCCTGCGCCTGCTCCGGTGGCGAAGGGCGCCGAGCGCGTGTCGCTGCCGGGCGGGTACACCGCGGCTCGGGCCCTATCCGACGCCAAGGCGGCCGTTGCGGGTGGTAAGGACAAGGCGGTGATCGCCGAGCGCCTGCGCGCCTACGGCATCGATCCGAAGAGGCTGGACGACTGATGGGTCTGTTCGACGACGTACCCGACGCTCCGAAGGCTGCGACCGCTCCCTCGGCCGCTCCGACGCGGGGCGGGCTGTTCGACGACGTGCCGGATGCCCGGCCGGCCGAACCGTCCGCGCTCAGTCGTGCGGCCTCTGTCGCGGGCGACGTGGTGCAGTCTGCCGGCGCTGGCGTGATCCGAGGCGCGGCCGGGTTGGTTGACCTGCCCCAGACCCTCTATGGGCTGGCGGATGCGGGCGCTGGCGCAGCGGCGCGCGGTGCGATCCGCCTGTTCGGTGGAACGCCCAACTCGGATCTCGGCGTCGACACGCGCTCGACCAGCAGCATCCCGTCCCCATCCGACCTGCCCAAGCCGGGCGAGTCCGCGATCAAGGGCCTCGAAGCTGTGACGGAGCCGCTCTACAAGCCTCAGACAACGGCGGGCGAGTATGCTGGCACCATCGCCGAGTTCGTGCCGGGTGCCGGTAAAACGGTCGCCGGCTTGGTGAAGAACGCCTTGATCCCGGCCGTGGCCAGCGAGACAGCAGGCCAAGCCACGAAGGGTACTGACCTGGAACCGTGGGCTCGTGGCGGCGTCGCGCTAGCGGCTGGCGCCGCTGGTGCCCTCCATGGCCGGACCTCGACCGCCGAGCGCCTGTTCGACAAGTCGTTCGGCAGCATCACGCCCGACGAGCTCGGGAAGATCCAGGCCGTTGTCGACGACGGTGCCGCGCTGCGCAGCGCTGATGGACGCGCGACGCCGATCGACCTGACCTGGGCCGAGGCGGCGCAGCAGGTCCTCGGGCCCCGTCGGGCTGGCGACCTCCTGCGCGTGGTCGAAGGCCAGGGCGGCTTGGCCGACTTCTTCGGCCGGCGTGCCGAGCAGATCAAGGCTGCTGGCGGCGGTGCGCTCGACCGTGTCGCGCCGGCCGGGCCCAGCCCGACCCAGGTCGGCACCGACGTGCAAGCCGCGGCCCGGGCCGGTGTGGCCGGCACGCCCGAGGGGCAATCCGTGATCCGCGCCACCCAGGCGGCGGGCCCGCGCGTCTCCCCGGAGCGGGCCGGACAGGTCATGCAGCAGGAGATGCGCCGGGTCGCGGACGCTCGCGAGGCGACCCGCACCGAACAGGCCGCGCGCGACTATGCGGCCGCCCGAGCCGTGCCCGAGAACGCGGGCATCGAGGGGACCGTCACGGTGGAGCGGCCCGGCGAGCCGATCGTGACCCAACCCGCCTACTCGCGCCCTCAGTTCGAGGCCGATGCGCCGCGCCCGGTGGAGCCGTTCGAGCGCCCCGGCGCCGTGGAAGCCGAGCCCGGCCGGGAAAGCTTGGCACGCTTCATCGCCCGCAACGGCGGCCTGCGTCTGGATGGCGACGCCGCCGCGACGGACCTGCACCGCTTCACCGTGCCCGGCGTAGGCAAGGTCGCCCGGCCCGACGGCAAGAGCCTCGACAACTTCTGGCGCGAGCGCCTGATCGAGGAGGGCTACTTCCGGTCCGACTCCGACGGTGGCATGGCGCGGGACATCTCGTCCGAGTTGCTGCGCAAGCTCCAGAACGAGCAGCGCGGCGTGCCGTCCTACCCGCTCGATGCGCAGGGGAAGCCGCGCGCACGTTCCGACGCGAGCCGTGGCCGCGACGAGTACGACGCCGCGCTGTCGACCTCAGAGTCCCGCCTCGACGAGGACCTGACCCGCGCCGGGATCGACCCGGCCGGCGTGCACCCTGACATCCGCAGTCGCGTGGTCGGCGCCCTGATGCGCGGCGAGATCAGCGATCCGCTCGACGCCTACGAGCACGTGGTCGGCCGGATGAAGGGCCCGCTCGAGCCCTACGTGAAGTCGACCACGGTCACGGAAGAAATCCCAAGCGTGCGGTTCGGGCAGGTGAACCCACAGGCTGCGCTCGACGCGGTCGACGAGGCGCTGCGCACCGCCAAGGGCGACGTCCGTGCCTCGCTCCAGGCGGCTCGACGCAACCTGTTCGGGCCTGCCGGCCGCGAAACCGACATGACGGTCGACGGGCTGCACCAAGCCCGGGAGCGGCTCGACCAGGACATCCGCACCGCCACGGACATGGGCGATGGCGTGAAAGCGAGCCGCCTCCAGGCCGCCCGCACCGCTCTCGACAACGTGCTGAAGGGCGTGCCCGAGATGGCAACGGCCGATGCACGGTTCGCGGCCAACAGCCGGCCCCTGGAGCCGTTCTCGGGCAACACGCCGCTCGCCCGCCTCGTCCAGCGGGACCCCCGCACCGGTCGGATGGCGACCCCGGCCGAACAGGTGCCGGGCGCGGTGCAGGGACCGACTGCCGCGCGCGAGTTCCTGGCGAACGCCACCCCGGAAGCGCGGCGCGCCTTTCAGGATCGCGAAGTCACGCGGATCCTTGATGAGGTCGGCGGAGCCGAGGGCGGTGCCTCCGCCACGACGATCCGGGCCGCGATGCGCCGGAACGAGGATCTGCTCGCGCAGCTGCCCGAGGCCCGGCAGCGCCTCCAGCGCCTCGCGGTCGCCTATCAGGGCCGCGAGGCGATCGATCGCTCGCCGCTCGGCCGGATCGCCAACTCGCCCAAGGTGAGCGACGCGATCGCCGCACTGTTCCCGACCAAGCCGCGCGAGGGGACGGCGCAGGAAGTCACCACAACGGTTCGGGCACTGTCCCGGAGCAACCCCAACGCGGCCCGCGACCTCGTCCGGATGCACCTCGGCACTGAGTTCGCCGAGGCGACGCAGCGCCTCCAGACCGGCCCCAATCAGGCCGGCGGAGCGAAGTTCGCCGCAGCGATCCGGGGCAATGCCCTGCAGCGTGAGAACATCGAGGCGGCGATCCGCGCCCTGCCCAACGGCGAGCAGGTGAACGCCGGCTTCTCGCGCTTCCTCGACATCCTGGAAGCGACGGGCACCCGGCAGGGGATCGGCTCGAAGACCTCGTTCAACAACGAGGCGCTGCAGGAGCTCCGCAAGCGCGGGCTCGTCGGCGAGGGCGGCGCAGCGATCGCCACCGGTGGATTCAAGCTGCCGTCGCGCATCATGAACCGGCTTGACGACTGGCAGGCGGGCAAGAACGTGGATCGGCTCGCCGAGCTACTCACGACTCCGGAGGGCGGCCGGCGCTTGGCGCAACTGGCCAGCGCCAAGCCGGGCGCCGCGACCATTGCCCTGCTCGATCGCCTGACCCGCATCACAGGACGCGTTGCGCAAGCGGGCGACCGCGCGCCCAGCTCGGAAGGGGAGCCCCTGAAGCTGACGGTGCGCCCAGTCCCATAGGTTCGTTAGGACGGCGGTGGCGAAGGCCACCATCAGGGTCGACAGCAGGAACATGACCAAGACGGCGAGCGGGCCCGACAGGCGCGGATCCGGATGCACGTCGGCGTTGTTGAACGCGCTCCACGTGAGCCACCCGATCGTAGCGGCCTGGACCATCATCCAGAGAACTCGGGTCATCTGCGATCCTCGCGGGTTGCCGGGTACGGTACCGGATGCGTCGCTCTTGCGCCACGGCCAAGCAGCCGAGCCAGAACGTCCGGAAAGTTTCCGGGCCTGAGCCTGTGAAAGTTTCGCTCCCTTCCGGTCCGCTTCGCACCGCCGACGCGGCGCCCCTTGACCTCACAGGCAATCCGCCCGAAACAACCAGCGTCCCGAGACGCGCGCGAGCGATCCGCCGCGCTGCCCAAGGCCCCGCCTCCGCGCGGGGCTTTTGCATTTCCGGAGCACCCCTGCATGACGATTTCCTGGCCGTTCTCGCGGCAGCAGGTGCTCGACGACTCCGGTCGTCCCCTTCTGATCCCGCGGGCGAACTTCTATGCTGGCGGCACGACCACGCCGCTGACGGTCTACAAGGATGCGGCGCTGACCAAGCCCTGGACGCAGCCCGTCGAGGCCGACGGATTTGGGCGCTTTCCCCGGGTCTACCTGCCGGCCGGCTTGTACCGCGAGGAGGTGCTCGGTCCCTACGGCGACCTGCTCTGGAACGACGACGGCCTTGGCGAGGCACTCGCGGCCGACACCGGCTCCGACGCGCCGGTCGACCCGACTGCCATCGCGATGACGGGCGACATCAAATGGCGCCTCGACGCATCGATCCAGGCCGGCTGGGTCCGGATGAACGCACGCACCATCGGCGGGGCCGGCTCGGGTGCCACCGAGCTCGCCAACGTCAGTGCCAAGGCCCTCTTCCTCTACCTGTGGAACACCTTCCCGGATGCGATCGCGTCCGTGATCGGCGGGCGTGGTGTGTCGGCGACCGAGGATTTTTCCGCCAGTCGCCAGATCGTAATCCCCACCATGCAGGGGTTCGTCGCGGGAGGCCTCGACGACATGGGGTCTACGCCTGCGAACCGCCTGCAGGTCTCCGGGCAGCTCACGCTTACGGCCGGCTCCGCAGTCGCCACCGTGGACAACTTCGGCCGCGTCGGCCTGGACATGATCATCCAGGCCGATGGCGTGCCGGCTGGAACCACGGTCATTGGCAGGTCCGGCGGCACAATCACCATGTCGGCGCCGGCAGGCGCAGGAACGACGGGAACGGTCTCAGCCCGGTTCTCCTACTTCCCCGACGCCCAGGTGCCAGGCCAGATCGGCGGTGATTGCGTCGAAGCGCTATCCCTGAAGAACCTGCCGGCCGACCTGCCAGACGGCACGGTCGAGGTCAGCTATCCGGAGCAGACGGGCGTTATCTACTCTCAGCTCCAGGTCGTGCAGCAGGGTAGCGGAGCTGCGGTGCCGAATGTCTGGACCGCAACCACGAACTACAAGACCACGCCCAACCCGGTAGGCTCGAAGACGTTCGGTGTGCCGATCTCGAACCCGGATGGCGGTGTGCCCCACCGGACCATGCAGCCGACCCGGCTCGGCACCTTCTATCTCAAGCTCTGAGCGCTGCCATGCCCTCGTACATGAACACGCTCGGTGCGGTCTCCCGGCGCGGGCAGTGGCGATTCAGGCATGTCTTCCGCAGCGCGACGGCGGACGATCGCCTCGACATCTCGGATGCCGGCCTGATCGACTTTTCGCGCGCGTCAGACCTGGTTCTGACCGTCACGCCGCGCCCGCCCGTCCGTCACCATGCCCGTGACTGGGGCCGGTCAGGCGTGGACCTCGCGCCGATCCTCTCGGCCTCCTGGTCCGCCGGAACGCTCCTCGTCGCCAACCCCGGGATCGTCGAGGCGGTGTTCCAGGCCGGCACGCTGCTGAACTTCCCGCCCGGTCTCTACGACGTGCGCGTGTCGGTGACGATCGGTCCAGAGACGGCCGAGATCTTCGACGAACCAATCGAATTCGCCTGAGCCTGGAGCACGGCATGCCCTCTTATCCGATCCGCCCCACCTTCCCGATCGACGTCAGCTCCAGCCCGAGCGTCACGGCGACCCGCGTCGGCACAGGCTTCCGGTTCGACCTCAATCCCGCCGGGGCCGCCGCGACCCTGTCCCCGGGCCGCAACCAATTCTTCGCTGCCCTCGAAGACCTGATCCCCGGCGCGACTGCGACCCTGGCCGCCGCCGTTCCGTCCGATCCGGGCGACCTGAACAATCGCGCGTTTACCGGGACAGCGTTCGTTACGGCAGGCTGCACCCTTGTCGTCTTCGCCAAGGCAACCCTGGGCTTGACCGAAGAACAGATCGCCGCAGTGCTCGCCGCCGCCGCCTCGATCGCGAACTAAGGATCACCCCATGCTCAGCAGGATCTCTCTCGCTCTGGTCGCCCTCGTCGGCTTGTCCGGTGCGGCAGCCTCACAAGCCCTTACACTGCCCGAAATCGGCATCCAGAATAGTGGGACCTGTCGCCAGCTGAGTGTCCGCAATCGCGCGAACGCCGCGCAGGTGCCGATGGGCTGCGTGGACACCGGGTCGAACGGGTTCCGATCCACCCCGAACGCTCTGTCCCTGCCCTCGAACGCCGATGCCGCGTCCGGTGGTGACGTCTCGCCATTCTCGATCAAGCCGCCGGGGGGCACCTTCGGACGGACGCACGCGCAGCTGGCCATGGATGCTGGACCGTCGCTACTCTCGTTCATTCCGGCCGGCTCGACCTATGCGCAGTTCCTGGCCGACGCGACCTCAACGTTCCAATCCGCTGCGAACGCGATGTGTGCGAAGAGCCCCGCCGGCGGCAAGATCCGGCTGCCGGCGCTGACAATGGTCCTGCCGGCGGCAACGTCGATCACATGGGCCTGCCCGATCGTATGGGAGGGGCAGGGCTGGAGCGAGGTTCCCTCGGGCGGCGGCACGTGGATCCACATCACGGGGACCGTAGCGAACCCGTTCAAACTCACTGATCCCCGCGCGCGAGGCACGACTTTCAGCAATCTCGGGATCTACCAGGATCAGCCTGCTCCGGCGACGCCGTGGACACCAACCGTCTACCCGTACGTGTTCAGCGTCCAGGGCCTGGCCGGCATGGTCCGCTTCGACAACATCATCCTCGCCCCGGTCTACGACTTCGTGGATGCCGATCTCTCTGGACGCCTGGAGACCAACAATATCTTCGGGCAGGTGCTGCACAACGCCTACCGGCTCGACCGGATGTACGACAAGACACACTTCACCGGTAAAACGCACTTCTGGCCGGTGTGGTCGGCGGCTCAGGGCGTTATGGATTGGCAGGTCGCCAACGCCGACGTGCTGATCCTTCGTCGCGTGGACGGACTGGAAGCGCCTGATACCTTCGTCTTTGGGTATCGAGCCGGTGTGCGATTTGAGCAGTCCACCACGGCCGACCCCGGTGGAGCGACTGGCTTCGCAAGCAAGGTCCATTTCGGCAACTTCTACTGCGATAGCTGCAAGTGGGGAGTTTGGAATACCAAGGCCGGTGGGACGCAGCCGTTCCAATACGCACAAGGGCGCTTCGAGACCTTCGAATTTGCCGGTATTGTTCCTAACAGCCCGAGCAACGCCCCGATTGCTGGAAGCTCTTCGGTGCAAATCGACCCGGCTGGCGGAATGGACCTCTCCTATGGACGCCTTTCATCCGAGGTGTCGGCGGGGTCTGCAATCAACCTCGCGAACACCAGCCTCCCAACCCGCCTTCGTATTGGCGATTTCTACGCGCGCAGTTATGGCGGCCCCGCTATCAGTATGGTCCAGGGAGCCAACGATGATGTGTCGATCGCGACTATTCCATCAATCGCTAATGGTCAGCTGACCAGTCTCACCTCCGCAGCCTTCTCGGCTCCCCTGGCGATGGGTAGCTCGGTCACCATGACTGCTGGCGGCACATTCTCGATGACAAGCGACCGTAAGGGCTTTGTCTTCACGGGTGCAGGCACGATCGCAAGCTACACGATAACCCTGCCGGCGACGCCATATGACGGGCAGGAGGTTTTCATATCGCCGCTGGTGGCAGTCACGGCGCTGACGGTCAACGCCGTCTCAGGACAGACCGTCCTCAACCCGCCGACGAGTTTCGTGGCCGGACAGCCGGTGAGCTTCGTCTACGTGGTCGGCGCCGGTGCTTGGATTCGCCGCTGACGCGTAGCTCGCCGCTGCACCTGATCTGAAAGAGCCGCCGCTGGGCGGCTTTTTTCATGCCCAGAGGATCTCCGATGAGGCCGTTCGGCAGAGAGGCGCGGCGCGCCTCGCATTTCTGACGTGTCGCCCTTCCTGGCCGCCCTGTGCGGCCTTTTTCTTTTGCACGGGTGCCCTGAGATGGACCTCTCCCCTATCGGTCGCGAGGCCTTGGAGAAACGCGAGGGCTGCCGCCTCGAAGCCTATCGCGACAGCGTCGGCGTCTGGACGATCGCCTGCGGCGTGACCACAGCTTCCGGCCTCATCAAGGTCACGCCGGGGCTTCGGATCACCGAGGCGCAGGCAGACGAGCTGAACGCCCGTGCCTTCGCCAGATACGCGGGCTACGTCCGAGCCGCGATCGGCGACAAGCCCATTCAGCAGCACCAGTTCGATGCCTTCGTGTCGATCGTCTTCAACATCGGGCCCGGCGGCTTCCAGGGCTCGACCTTCCTGCGCAGGTTCATGGCTGGCGACCCGCAGGGCTGCGCCGACGCCATCCTGCTCTGGAAGAAGCCGGCCGAGATCATTCCACGACGTCAGGCCGAGGCGGATCAGTTCCGTATACCCTATGGCAAGGCGCTGCCGAAGGCTCGGCGTACTGACCTGGTCCCGATTGCCGCCCCGGCAGTCGCCAAGCCGGTACCGGCGCCTCTACCAGACCCGCTGGCGCCGATGACGGCCGGTTCCTCTCCCAAGCTCACCTCCCAGCCCGCCCTCACCGGCGGGCTTCTTCGTTCCGGGGCGCAGGCGACCGGCACCGCCACGCGCGGCCTGCTCAACGGCCTGTTCTCCGGCATCCACAATGCGCTGGCACGGAAGGCCTGACCCCATGGATATGCTCAAGCGTGCCAACGCGCGGCTCGCCGGCGTGCGGATCTACCTGCTCGCCATAGTCTTCGCCTTGCCCGACGTGCTGTCGGCCCTGGTCGGGTTCGATTGGACCCCGCTCCTGCCGGCCGGACACGAGGGCCTCGGTGTCACCATTGGCGCAGCGCTCTCGCTGGCCCGGCTCGCGCTGATCCCGATCCTCAAGAACGTACGCGACGCGGCGCGCGCGCAGCGCCCCGACTGCGATCCGGACCGGGGGCCGCGCTGATGGACTGGCTCTTCAACCCCATCGGAAAGATCGCCGGCCTATTTGGCTCAGGCATTATCAAGGTGCTGGGCAACAGCGTGCTCGCACCGATCCTCAAGACCCTGGAGAACGGGCAGAACGCGCAGAAAGACGTTGCAGTCTCCATCGTCCAAGCGGAGATGGCGGCGAACTCGGCCAAGGCCGCGATCGCGCCCGCCTTCAAAGGGCTGATCTACGGCATCGGCATCCCGCCCGCGTTCCACTTCGGTGCGCTGTGCCTCTCGGCAACCTTCGATCTCGGGTGGCCGGTGAAGGACCTGCCCGCGACCTACGTGCCGATCGAGGCGACCATCCTAACGGCGTTCTTCGTCTCTTCGCCCATGACCACGCTGGCCCGGGCCGGTGCGGCGCGGCTGCTGAAGGCCTGA